TTCCGGGGAGCTTGGGAAGATCGCTTCACTTACGATTATGTGAAGACCCAGTATGACTCTGCTCTGAAAGAGGGAAATCTGAAGTCCTTCTATCAGGAACTCATGCTTCGAATCACCAACGATGAGTCTCGTCTGGTTCAAGATTCTGACATCGGTTGGACATCTCGTCAGGAGATTTTGAAGAACAAGCAGGACTACAACTTTTACATCACTACTGACTTTGCCACCTCATCGAAGCAGACTGCTGACTTCGCTGTCATCTCTGTGTGGGCTTACTCGAAGCAGAGTGAGTGGATCTGGGTTGATGGAATCGTTGAACGTCAGAACATGACTCAGACGATTAATGACCTCTTTCGTCTGGCAGAAGAGTATCAACCTCAAGGGGTTGGAGTCGAAATCACAGGCCAACAGCAAGGCTTTGTGGACTGGCTCATGATGGAGATGAACACCAGAGAGAAATACTTCAACCTGACTCATCACAATGGTCATCCGGGTATCCGTCCAGCTACTGACAAGCTGGCTCGGTTCAACTTGGTTGTTCCTCTGTTCAAAGCTGGGAAGATCAAGTTTGCCGAAGAGATGAAGTCATCTCGTGTTCTGGGTCTCTTCATTGAACAGCTCTCGATGGTTACGAGAGACGGAATCAAGGGCAAGGATGACTGCGTGGACACTGTGTCCATGCTTCAGTATATGAATCCTTGGGTTCCAACTGGAGATGCTCCTCCGCTGTCTCAGCCACAAAGGGATCTGCCCAGAGAAGTTTGGGGTAGCGCAGATGCGTTCTCCAATGATACAGATTTGAGCAACTACAGCTCCTACATGGCATGAGGTCATCAAATGATCAGCTTCACTCAGTTTGCGACCAGACTCGCAAGAGCAGAACTTAAGAACATGAGTGCGGTTGATCAGACCAACCTCGGTGAGATTGTGCCTGACTACATTCCTACTGTGCTGAGTCTGACCAATCAGGCTCTCACAACGCTTTCGACCAAGTTCCCTCTGTTCAAACTGCAAGTCGATCTGGCACTGGATGAAGCCAAGAACGAATACAGCTTCGACACTGATACGAGTTTCCTGACGATGGTCGAACTATCGCAGACCTTTGACCCGGAAGCCTTCATCAAGATTCTGAATGTCTATGACACCAATGGTGATGATGTTCTGCTGGATGTGAATGGTCATGTGACCACTCCGTCTTACAATCGGATCCGCTTCACAACTTCCAAGCTCCTTGAGTTGAGTCCGAAAGTTCGCATTCGGTATCAAGCTCGTCATCCCGAGATTGATGAAACAAGCGGCATCGAAGTTCCTCCAAATCTGGAAGCAGCTCTTCAACTGCTGGTTGCTTCTTTGTATATCGGACAAATGAACGGTCCTGAACACACCGCAAAAGCTGACGGATACTACGCTGCGTATCTCCGTCACATCGGGGAAGACGAGATGAGGAACAACAGTTCGACCTCTGAGATTGAAGTGGACAACCGCTTTTCTCAAAGAGGCTTTGTTTGATTTCTCATCCTCGAAGGGAGGATCCATCATGGACACTACAATCGGAACTCAAGAGCAGGAATACCAAATGGATCTCTCCGCACTGAAAGAACTCATCCCTCTGTTTATCGCTGGACTGACCACTCTTGGTGGTGCTGTGGCATGGCTGCTCACACGCATGGACGCCAAGAATGTGAAGGAACGTGAGTTTGAACAGGCTGAAAGGGCAAAGCTGGAAAAGCTGTTCAGTGAACGTATCACTTCACTGGAGGCACAGATTCACGATCAGAATGCTGAAATTGACCAACTTCGCAGGGAGCTGAACACCTATGTTCGACATGTTGGCGTTCTTGAAGGGCTTCTCAAGTCGAAGGGGGTTGAGCCACCCCCACTTGTCATCATCCCGTAAGGAGGTTCCCATGAGCTTCGTTGGAGCTGCAAAGAGACTGGACGACATCGACCTCCCGAAAATCGGGAGGTTGATTGGTGTTGGAGAGGATGAAATTCATGCCGTTCTCGACACTGAAACCAGAGGGAAAGGCTTCGATTCGCAGAATCGGCCTATCATCCTGTTCGAGCCTCACATCTTCTACAAGCAGCTTGCAGCCAACGACCCAAGCAAGCTTCAAACGGCCATTACTCAAGGTCTGGCCTACAAGAGTTGGGGTGAACAACCCTATCCCAGTGACAGTTATCCTCGACTCGAAAGAGCGATGCTGATCAACAAGGAACTGGCTCTGAGATCAGCTTCTTGGGGTCTGGGTCAGATCATGGGCTTCAACTTTTCCATGGCAGGATATTCTTCTGCTGAAGCCATGGCGATGAAGTTCAAGGATGATGAAGAAGAGCATCTTCTGGCCATGGTTCGTTTCATCATTGCTGCTGGTCTGGATGACGAACTTCGCCGTCGTGACTGGGTTGGCTTTGCTCGTGGCTACAATGGTCCGGGTTTCGCCAAGAACGGATACGACAAGAAGTTGGCTGCTTCCTTTGCCAAGTGGCAAAAGATCAAGGATACTCCCTTCCCATGATTCCTCGTCTGTATCTCACAATTGGTGCTTTGCTGCTTGCAGCAGGAGTTGCCCTTTGGGTGGATAACCTGTGGGAAAGCAACAGAAGACTCTCCTCTCAGAACGAAGAGCTGACTCTTCAGATCGAGAAGAATGCAGAGAACCTTCGTCTTCTGGTTCAGCAACTGGATCGGGAAATCGAATACAGGCAGATTGCAGAGTCTGCCCTTGAAGATCTCGGAAAGGAAGTTCCAGATGTTGTCTACTCCCAGAGTCTCCCGCCTGAAATCCAAGGTGTTCTTGATCGCTTTCATGAGCGTATTCGCCCTTAATGGGTGTGGAGAGAAATCTCTTCCCAACTCAGGTTCAGGGATACCTCGTCAAGTTTACGATGAGGTTCCCCTGTATGCTGGACCTGTCAACTCTGTCGGAACGTTGACACAAGCCTACATCCGAAATACTGAGGGCCTATTGCTTGCAAACAGTCGGCTGAAGACGCTTTGCATTGCCTATGGCGTCTGTGAGGAAGAACAGGAGTAATCCAGTGGACATCAAAGATCTCGAAGACCAAACCTCTGTTCCTTCTGGTTCAACTGTGGCTCCGGCTGAAGAAGTCGTTGAGCCATACAAGCTTTCTGAGACTCAAGAAGACGATGGTCGTCTGACAGATTGGGCTTATGAGCCTACAATCGAAGACATCAAGGGAGACCTTGAATACGCTCGTCAAGAGAACCTTGATCAGAGAGCCAATGTTGAAGGTTGGCTTGCTCTTCGGAATGCTACTGGAGTTGAGTCTGGGAAGAAGGGCAAGACTGCTGTTCCCGGACGTTCCACTGTTCAACCCAAGCTGATTCGGAAGCACAATGAGTGGAGATACCCCACTCTGAGTGAACCTTTCCTAAATGACTACAAGGTCTTCACGATCAATCCTCGAACTGCTGAAGACAAGAAAGCTGCTCAACAGAACCAACTGGTTCTGAACTGGCAGTTTGATACGAAGATGAACAAGGTTGCGTTCATCGACAAAGTGGTTCGGAAAGTTGTGGACGAAGGCACAGCCATCATTCGTGTGGGCTGGGAACGGAAGACCGAAAAGGTCAAAGTCCAGCGAATGAAGTATGAGTATTACCCTCTGCAAGATGAGCAAATGCTTCAGATCCTCGCTGAAGCAACTCAGATGTATATGCAGGATCCTGACCTGTTCGAACTGAACATGGAGATCCCAGACAGTCTGAAGGCTGCTGTGGAGTATAGGGTTCAGAATCATGTGGCCGTCTATGCCCAAGAAGTTGGCATGGAAGAGGTCTACGAAGACAAAATCGTTTGGAATGCTCCAAGCGTGAAGGTCATCAACGTTGAGAACTTCTTCATTGAACCAACACCTGATGGTGATTGGACTGAAGCTCAATACATGATCCACACCTATGAGACCACTGAGTCCGAGCTGAGAAAGCGTCGGATCTACAAGAACCTCGACAAGGTGAACTGGGGTGCAAACCAAGTCAAATCTAAGCTTGGAAACCTCGATCACAAGTCCAATACTCCTCAGACAGACATTCGCTTCAACTCCAAGAAGGCGAAGATCCTTGTCTACGAATACTGGGGTCTGTGCGATATTCACGATACTGGGGAAATGGTTCCGATTGTTGTGACCTTCATCGGTGACACAATCATCCAGATGCAGGAGAACCCCTTCCCTGATCGGAAGCCTCCGTTTGTCCTTATTCCCTACATGCCCATTGATGGTTCGTCTTTCGGGGAAGCTGATGCTTCGATCCTGCAAGACAATCAACGCATTCTGGGTGCTGTGACTCGTGGGATGATTGACCTTCTGGGTCGGTCTTCGAATGCTCAGACTGGTTACGCCAAAGGGTTCCTTGACCCTGTGAACCGTCAACGTCTGATCAAAGGTGAGGATTTCGAGTTCAACCCAAACTCTGATCCGAATACAGCCATCCGTCAGATGACCTACCCTGAGATTCCTCAGTCGGCTCTGATCATTGCCAACAACCAGAACACTGAAGCCGAGTCTCTCAGTGGTGTGAAGGCATTCTCTTCAGGGATCACTGGAGATGCCTTTGGCAAGGTTGCTCGCAATACTGGTGCTGCTCTGGACGCTACTGGTCAGAGAGACATGAGCATCCTTCGCAGAATTGCTGAAGGTATGCGTCAAATCGGCAACAAGATGATTTCAATGAACGCTAAGTTCCTTGAGAAAAAGGAAGTGGTTCGGGTCACGAATGATACGTTCGTTGAAGTCTACAGAGATGAGCTGGACGGAAACTTTGACCTGATCTGTGACATTGCTTCTGCTCAAGTTGATGAGCTGAAGTCTCAGGATCTGGGTATGCTGATGCAGACCATTGGTCCTGAAATGGATCCGGGTCTCCGTGCAATCATCATGGCTGACATCATGGAACTGAAGCGTATGCCTGATCTGGCAAAGCGTGTTCGGGACTACAAACCTCAACCTGATCCGATTCAGCAAGAGATGGCCAAGCTTCAGATTGAGCTGCTCAAGTCTCAGATTGAACTCAACAAAGCCAAGGCTCTCACTGCTCAGGCTGATGCTGAAAACACTGCTCTGCAAACTGAACAGGATGCAACTGGTGTTGATCATCAACGTGAGATGGCTCTGATGGGTGCCCAAGCTGAGGGCAACAGAGCTAGAGATGTGACTCTGGGTCTTCTGAATGGTGAGACACCTGTTCAGAACATCCAAGCGGCTGTGGGTTACAACTCACTGGTCGAGAAGAAGAACGAGATGAGGGCAACTCAACCTCCTAGAGTTGCTCAACCCTATGTTCCTCCTGCGGGACAAGTTCCGTTGGCTCCTCTTCAGAGTGCCCAACAAATGAATCCTGCTCAAAGGCTTGCTTATCCGAGATAACTTCGGGTAAGCACAACTTACTGCAACCATTCAACCAACCAAGGAGTTGGCAATGAACCTCTACAAAGACAATGCCCCTGAACTGGGGGAAGGCACCGAAGAACAAGCGATGACCTTCGAAGAGTATCAACAGTATCGGGCTTCTGTTGAACACGTCATCAAACAGTCAGAGATGGCAGCAAGACTGGCCAAGAACGCTGACTTCCAAGCCCTGATCATGGAAGACTACTTCACTCGTGAACCTGCCCGTCTGGGCAGTCTCATTGCGTCAGGTCGTCTGAATGAGAATCAGATTCAAGGTTGTGTGCAAGATCTTCGTGGTATCGCACAACTTCGGACTTTCATGACGACCTTCATTCAGAAGGGCAACATCGCTCGTGATGAGCTGGCCAATCTGGAAGAGGCTCGCAAGCAAATGGAAGCTGATCAGGCTGCAAACGCAATCTGATCTGAATCACCCTCGATAAGGACAAAACCATGACAGACAATGCCCAGACCCCGATTGATCTGGACACTCTCTCAGATGAAGAATTCCTGAAGTTGGACCCGTCTCAACTTCAAGCGTTCGTTCCTCAAGAGGGTGATTCCAATGCTTCAGCCAACACCGATGGCAATGCTGACACCGACCCCAATGCTGGGGATGCTTCTGCTTCTTCTGGTTCAGACTCAGGAGAGCAAGGTCAGGAACAGCCTGCCAATGAAGGTGGAGAAGAAGGACAAGTTCCTGCTCCATCTGGAGAACCGTTCAAGCAAGGTTCTGAAGCACAGAATCAAGAGGGACAACCAACTCCTCCAAAGGCCGAAACCCAACCAGCTCCCGGATCCAAGTCCAAAGCTGAAGATCAGAAGCCGGAAGGGAAAAAGCCAGAGGAGAGTCCCGCTGTTGTTCAAGCAGCAGCTCTCGACTTCTACAAGAAGGTGACTGCTCCCTTCAAAGCTGATGGGAAGGACATTCAAGTCCGGTCTCCTGAAGATGCAATTCGTCTCATGCAGATGGGAGTGAACTACTCTCGTCGTATGCACGAGATGAAGCCTCTTCGTGCCCAGAATGAAATGCTGAAGGCTCAGGGTCTGGATAACCCTGACAAGTTGAACTTCATGATCGAAGTCATGAATGGCAAGCCGGAAGCAATTCAGAAGCTTCTGAAGGACAAGAAGATCGACCCAATCGACATCGACGTGTCCAAGGAAGTTGCCTACAAGCCTGCCAACCACCAGATTGATGCCAAGACTCTGGCTTTCAAAGAAGCAATTGAGTCAACTATGGCTTCTGAAGGTGGTCCTGATCTGATCAAGGAGATCAACTCAAGTTGGGATGATGTTTCAAAGGAAGCTTTGAGAGATCAACCTGCTATTTTCCAGAATCTACTTGATCAACGCAGATCTGGAGTATATGCACAGGTCAAGAAGGAACTTGACTACCAGCGGACAATGGGTTTCCTGACCGATGTTCCCTTCGTTCAAGCCTACCATCTGGTGGCTGATGCGATGCAAAAAGCTGGTGTGTTTGGAACCAACTTGACGCAGAAACCGAAGATGCAAGTCCAATCGCAGGGAACTCAAGTTCCGCTCGACACTGGCACCCGGAAGGCAGCACAGACCGCTGTTGCGCCCAATCCAAACCTCTCTTCGACAAAGCAACCTCGTGCTACTCCTCCCTCAAGTGGAGCAGGCAACCAAGGTCAACCGGATTACTGGGCGATGAGCGACGAGGAATTCCTCAAGCTGAAACCGCCAAGCTGATCCAGAGAAGTTTGAAAAGGATGAACCAACATGGCTCAACTGTATAACGCCCCTCCGGGCACACCGTCCACAATCGGCAACCAGTTCAACACGTTCTACTGGGATCGTCGGAGTCTGATCGACGCAGCTTGGGAGATGTTCTTCTCTCCTCTGGCTGACGTGCGTTCAATGCCTGCCAACTACGGCAAGGAACTGAAGGTCTACTACTACGTTCCGCTGCTGGACGAACGGAACGTCAACGACCAAGGTATCGACGCCAATGGTGTTGCCATCAGCAATGCTGACTTCATGGTGACGCTGAAGGGGTCATACTCGTATGTGGTTGAAGCTGGTGCTACTGCACTGGCTGCTGCTGTGAACGCGATTCAAGCTGGTGCTGCCACCAAGTCTGGTGCGGCATCTCCGTGGACCGTGACCATCAACGACACGACTCTGGTTGCAGGCACTCAAGTCGAGGCAAATGCTGTCGTGGCTGCTCTGGCAACTGCTACCAAACGTGCCGATGAGACTTTGGTCAAGATCGAGCAACGTGGTGGGAACCTGTATGGTTCTAGCAGAGACGTGGGGACGATCACCTCTCGTATGCCCGAACTGTCGGAAACTGGTGGTCGTGTGAACCGTGTCGGCTTCACTCGTATCGAACGTTCTGGGACGATCCAAGAATACGGCTTCTTCACCGAATTCTCGGAAGACTCTCTGACCTTCGATACCGACTCTGACCTGTATGGTCATATGTCGCGTGAGATGCTGATCGGGGCCAACCAGATCACGGAAGATCTCCTGCAACTCGACCTCCTGTCGGCTGCTGGAACCATCCTGTTCAGTGGGACTGCAACTTCGGTTGGCACGATCACTGGTCAAGGTTCTGATCCTTCGGTGATCAACTACAACGACCTGAAGAAGCTGGCCATCACGCTCGATGACAACCGGACTCCGAAGAACACGAAGATCATCAAGGGTTCGACCATGGTCGATACCAAGACGATCAACGCTGCTCGGATCATGTATATCGGGTCTGAACTGCAAACGACTTTCGAGAACATGACCCAGACCATCGGGTCTCTCACTGTCGCTGCTTTCACGCCAGTTCGTCAGTATGCTGATGCGACGACCATCATGAATGGCGAAATCGGTTCGGTGGGTGACTTCCGTATCGTGGTTGTGCCGAACATGATGCACTGGGCTGGTGCTGGGGCCACGGCAACTTCTGCCAACCTCGGCTACCGTGAGACTGCTGGACGCTACGACGTGTTCCCGGTTCTCGTGGTTGGCTCGGAGTCCTTCGCTACTGTCGGTCTCCAGTCGTCTGGCAAGAAAGACTCGAAGCAGAAGTTCAAGATCATCGTCAAGAAGCCCGGCGAAGAGATGGCTACTGTTTCGGATCCCTACGGCAAGATCGGCTTCAGCTCGATCAGCTTCTGGTATGGCTTCATCGCTCTCCGTCCTGAACGGATTGCACTGGGCTACTCGGTTGCTCCTGAGTGATATGACTGATCTAGGGAAAGAAGTTGGGGGGGACCGAAAGGTTCCCCCCAATTTATTGAGAGGGGACTCTTACACAACAACAACAGGAAAAGCACCATGAACGACATCAACATGAGCCAGATGACGGCTGCTGAAGTCATCGAAGCTGTGAAGACAGCAGACTCGATTGAGCCTCTTCGGAAGCTCGCCAAAGACATGAATGTCCCATTCTCTGGGAACACAGGTCTGGAAACTCTTCGTGGAAAACTGATGGCTCAGCTCGACAAATTCCTGATGAGTTCTCCCACTTCTACGAACCAGTTTGATGAACCTGATCTGAGTGGGTTCCAAGATGGTCCTGAAGCTGAAGAAGAATACATTCAGGTGAACAAGCCTGTTCGTCGTCAGAAGCCCAAGATTGATCTGCTGACAGTGGATCCTTCGACAATCGAAGACACTGCTCTTCGTCGTGAAGCAATCCGTGCCCAAGCTCTTCGTCTGGTTCGGGTTCGTCTTCGCAATCTGGATCCGAATGACTCATCAGTTACTGGTGCGATCATCTCTGTCCAGAACAAGTATACGGGCAAGGTTTCAAAGCTGATTCCCTTTGGGGATGAAACTGAGAACGGCTACCACATTCCTTGGATGCTGTATGAGCATCTGAAGAACTGGAAGTTCCCGCTTCGGAAAGAAGTGAAGTCTGGTCGTTTTGGGGTGAAAGCTTACAAGACAGTGATGACCAACAAGTTCAGTGTGGAAGTTCTGCCTCCTTTGACGATGCAGGAAATCCGGGAACTTGGTGTTCTGCAACGGGCTTCTCAGTCTATCGACACCAGCAACTGATTTCTGGTAAGGAGACTGGAGTAGCTTTGACAAAGGGAAGCATCAGATGACCACTTACACCGATGATCAAATGGTTGATGATCTTGCTCAACAACTGTTTGAGTCCCTTGTCGCTGATGCTCCAGTCGCTCCTACTGTCGATTTCACAGATCCGAAGTTCTCGTTTGAACCAGATGAGAACTCGGAACTCTACAAAGACGCCAGTGAGATTTCCATTGAAGATCTGACAGAGGTCGATCTGGAAGGCACTGGCGTCTTTGATAAACTCATGGCTGCGATGGATCTTCACATCCAGCGTGAGTTCAAAGGCAACCGCATCACCGGAGACCAATACGCCAAGGTTTATACTGAGGTGATGGGTGGTGTCCTTGGTTCATCTGTTCAATTCCTTCTGGCCAAAGACCAAGCTCACTGGGCTGCAATCACAGCTCAGATGCAGGCTCGTGTTGCAGAGATTCAGGCTACCAAGGCTCTGATTGAGCTGGAGGAAGCCAAGGTTCTCACCCAGAAAGCCATTTTCGACATGAAGAACTCAGGTGCCCAATACGCCCTGACAAAGCTTCAACTGGCGAATGAGAACCAGAAGAACTTCCTTCTCATGGCTCAAACTGAGGGTGAGGTCTACAAAGTTAGATACCTTCTGCCTGCTGAACTTGCCATTCAGCAATACCAGAGAATGGAAGTGCTGCCTTCTACGGTGGCCATCAATCAGGTTCAGGCAGATCGTGTGCTTCCTGCTGAAGCTTCGATCAAGGAATACATCCATCGTGAACTGCAACCTATCGAGAAGGCTGCTGCTCAATACAACGTGGATGTGACTCTGCCTCTGAAGACTGACATCGACGAATTCCAGAGAGACAGCCTGCTGCCTGTTCAACTGGGTCAAGAACAGCACAAGCTGAACTTCCTCATGCCTGCTCAGACTGGTTTGGTCAAAGAGCAGTGGGAGTCTCAACGTGCCCAGACCCTGAACACTCGGACAGATGGTCTGACTCTTGTTGCTGGTCTGATGGGCAAGCAGAAGGACTCTCTGCAAGCTGACATCGACACTAAGGAATACAATCTGACCTATGTTCTCCCAGTTCAACTGGATCTGGTGAAAGAACAGCGTGAGGCTGAGAGATCCAAGACTCTCAACACACGGACTGATGGTCAGACTGTGGTGGGTTCGGTTGGGAAGCAGAAGGATCTGTATACCCAACAGATCGACAGCTTCATCAAGGACGCCAAATACAAGACGGCCAAGATGTATCTGGACAACTGGATCACGCAGAAGACGCTGGACGAAGGTCTGTCTCCTCCGACAGAACTCACCACGTCGAATGCTGGAACTGTTCTGGCTGCAAACAGAGCTGCAAACGGTCTCTGATAGGAGTCTTTCAATGGGCTTCTTCAGTGATCGGAAAACGGTGGTGGTCTCATCTACAGTCTACAATATGGCTGGAGATGAGGCTAACCGCCCTAACTTCCTGAAGTCCACAGTCTTCGGTGCAGTGATGAATCCATCGACTCCCTTCATTGGGGAGACGATTGTTCAGTCATACCTTGGTGGTCCGGGTATGAATCAAAGGTCTTTGTTCAAGTATGCAGTCAGACAGGATTATGCTGGTCTTCCAACCTATTCTATCTCCAAAGCTCTTGAGCTGGATCCAGAGGTTGTCAGACCCTTCATCTCAGTCCCTGCATCTCCTGCTGGTTTGGTTCTCTCAATCCAAGATGCCAGCCTTGCTGATGGAGACTACGAAGTCTTTGCTCTAAAGCACATGATCGAAAACTTCCCTACGGAAGTCGATACTGACTGGGTTGCTGAATACAACTCAGGAGATCACACGATCACGATCCAAAGAGAAGGTGGTGCTACTGTGACTTTCTCTGCTGGGATCTATGATCCTAACGGAAGATTTGTGGTGGCCAACTATTACACCAATCTCCCGGAAGAAGTGCAGCCTTTGGTCGAAGGGACCAAGACGATTGCTGCTACTTCAGGTCTTCCTTCCACTTCTGGTTTCACCCTGACTTCGACAACGAATACAGGGCTTGTAACCTATGTTCAGGATCAGACAAGAACCATTGTGAAGACCTATTCCAATGGGGATCCTACGATCACGACAACCGATTACCCTCACATTGAGACACCTTTCAACACGATCTACACGATCCATGAGAAAGAGGTTTACAATGGGGGAGATGGATCCAATCCACAGACAAGCAAAACCAGAACCTTCAGAAGAGTCTGGGAATACCGAGAGGTCTATACAAACACCTCGGTATCGACAGTCTACAATGATCTAGGTGGTGGAGTGACAGAAACAGTCACTACAACCATTACTGGGGACTTCCTCAGAACGGTCTATGACTGGCAGCTCGACACACAGGACACGATCCTTGAGAAGAACTATGGCGGAGCCAAGATGTTCATCTACAAGATCGGGACTGGAAATGCTGTGCTGGATGCACTGAATGTCTCTGTTGGTTCAGAAGTGACCGCAGAGTTCTTCCCGTTTCTGCCTGTGAGACTGAACAACGTTTCGATCACAGACCCTAGCTATGCTGCTCTCTTTGACTCGACAAAGAAGCTCTACAAGAAAGCAACCAAGAACCAGACATTCGATGATCTGGTTGCTCAGGTTGAAGACAACCCTGATCTGAGTGAGATCGACTATGCCTATGTTCAATGGGCTGTCACTCTCAACACCAAAGACAACGATGCGAAGAAGTATCTCTACTCGTTCTGGAAGAACCTGATTCCTCTTCATGGTTTGCCTTCAGACTACATCGACAACTTCGTCACATCGAATGCAGCCTACCAAACTGGTCTGGCTGCTGTGACTGCTTGGACTGCTGCACAGAGCAATCCAACCAATCCTCTCTATGGAACTCCCAAGCCTCCCACACCTTCGTATGGGACACCTCCTACTGTCACTCTCCAATTCAAGACTGACAGTGCTTCTCTTCAGGATTTCGACAACCGTATCTCGTTCTCATTCATTGATGAGACGACGTTCACAGGTATCGGAAAAGTTGGAGCCAAGAAGGGAGACTACTGGATCGAGAAAGGGACTTCACTCAACTGGACTGTAACCACTGGTTACGTCAGTTCTTCAGGTGAAGACACCAGACACACAACTTCAAACTCCATGCCTTTGATGAACATCTACTGGCAGAGTGGAGACAACGAATACAGAAGACTTCGGGTCTATGGAGCTGTCCATGAGAACTTCATCTATGGTGGTAAATCCGTAAGGATCACCAGCTCTGAAGCTCTGGATGACACAGATGACTCAGGTTTTCTGGTTCCACTTCATTACCCGAGTCTGAAAGAGGCTGGGCTGGTGAGTTCAACTCAACTGGCTACAGCGAATACTTACATCGTGTTCAACTCTTACAAGATCTACAAGAAGAAGTGGTATGAGACATTCCTTGGAATGCTCTTCATCATCATCGCTATCGTTGTGATTGGGGCACTGATTGCTCCCGGAGCCGTTGGAGGTATCTCTGGTATCTTTGGAACCAATGCTGCTGTAGGAGGCGCTCTGGGCCTCACAGGCACAAGTGCTGTGGTTGCTGGTGCAGTCGCTAATGCGATTGCTGCTGTGCTGATCTCTACAGCCCTGTCATCAGCTTCTACTGCCCTGTTTGGTCAGAAGTGGGGTGCCCTTATTGGTTCAATTCTGGGCTTCGTTATCAGCTTTGGTTTGGGTGGAGGTTTCAGCAACCTCTCAACTTTGTTCCAACCTTCGAACCTTCTGGCTCTGAGTTCTGCTCTGGCCAATGGTTACAATGGGTTTGTCCAAGGTGAGATCGCTGAGATCAATGCCAAGCTAACAGACATGAAGTCTGAATACGAAAAGGAAATGGATCGGATCCAAGACCTGCTGGCTGACCTGATGGGAAATGACTTGGCTTTCAACCCAATGTCTCTTACAGATGCAGCAGGCAATGGGTCTGGGACTGGTAGTTATTTGCCAGAAAGTCTCGATGACTTCATCCAGAGAACGACTCTAACAGGGTCTGACATCGTGGACATGACACTCTCCATGATCAACGACTTCTCTGATCTGAGTCTTACCCTTCCCAAAACCTGAGAGGCAGATATGAGCTACACAGACATCTTTTCAACAGATCCAACTGGGCTTTCCATGGGGATGCCTACGGTTGATCCGGGTGCAGCAATTACTGCTGCTGGAACTACTCCAACGATAACTGGAGTTGCTCCTCAGACTGCAACTGGTGTGACGGTTCCAACTCCTACTCCTACTGGGACAGGAACTGGAGTTGCTGCTCCTGCTACTCCGGGTTTCTTCGCTCAGGGTGGTATCGGTCAGTTTGCTCTCGGTGCCATTCAGACCCTTGGTTCACTGTGGAACAGCTTCCAACAACAGAAGCTGGCAAAGCAGTCTTTCCAATTCCAGAAGGATGCTTTCAACACCAACCTTCAGAACCAAGAACAGAGCTACAACACAGCTCTCGAAGACCGTATCAGATCTCGCTATGTGAACGAAGGGCGTTCTCAGGCTGAAGCTGATGCCTACCTGAAAGATCACAGCCTCTGAGGAGATGACCAATGGCACGTCTGACGATTGAGCAAGTCAAGGCTCCAGACTTCTCCTCTGTTTCAGAGATGCTGGCTCGGGCCAATCAGAGCTTCACCTCTGGCATGGAGAGTGCCAAAGGCATTCTTGACTCATACAATGAGGGTCAACAAGCCAAGGGAGATCAAGCTCTCATTGGTGCCCTTGCTGGTCTGAACTCAGAAGAGGATCTGGCGAACTTCCTGAGAACTACAGATCTGGCTTCCATGAACATCTCTGACACAATGCGTCAGAACATTCTTGGTGCAAGATCTGCCATTCTGGGGAACAACCAAACCAGACAAGCAACAACCAATGCTGCTGATGCGAATGCTCGTGCAAATGCTGGTGAAACCAGAACTGCTGCTGAGTATCTGGATGGTGTGGCCAGAAGAAATGAGCAGAGAGCTTTGACTCCTGCCTTCATGAGTGCTGTCCAAGAAGCCCAACGGTATGGCACAGGAAGTGGCTCTGCTCCTGCTTGGCTTGTCATGGACAACCAAGGGGCAACAAGAAATGATCCTCTGTCTTCTGACCTTGTGAGTGCCATGAGCTTCCTTGGTGATATGGGCATCACCATGAAAGTTGTTTCTGGTGGACAAGAGAACAATGGTCCCAATGGAACAGGGTCAACTCGTCACAACCATGGGAATGCTGCTGATGCAGATTTCTACATTGGTGATCGAAAGCTTGATTGGAACAATCCTCAAGACCTTCCGATCTTCCAAGAGATTGTGACAAGAGCCAGAGCCAACGGCATTACAGGCATTGGGGCTGACAATGATTACATGGGTGCTGGCCGTATGCACATTGGCTTCGGTGAATCCGCAGTCTGGGGTGCTGGAGGCTCTGGTGATACTGCTCCTGAGTGGCTGAGAGCTGCTTACAATGGTGCTGTGGCTGGAACAGTCCCAGTCAGAGAAAACCCCATGGGTGGTCAAGCTACGGCTGACTTTACCTCTGCCCTGATGGCAGGGACTTATATGACACCTGATGAGGCTCTGGCTCTCTACAACAATGTGCTGGACCAACAGAGACAAGGCCAAAAACAGATTGATGCTGCTGAGGCTCGTCGTCAGGCTGAACTGGCTGCACAGGCTACGACTGCTGCTCTTCTGGATCCTAACAACCTCAGTGAGGCTGCTGTTCAGAGAGATCTGCTGTCTACTCCGGGTCTCAGCTATGGCAACCAATTGGCTGCTGCTGGACAGGATCTTGGACGCTTTGGTGGTGTCATTGCTCCTACTGTCAGCCCTGACCAACAGGTCACTGATGCTCTGGCAAGAAGTGCTGCTGCTGATCAGAGACAGGCTGGAATTGATCCAACTGCTCAACTCTATGAACAGGCTCAAACTCTTCAAGAGTCTGGGAATGTGGGTCAGTCTCTTCTGTCAGGTATGGAAGTGCCTGAAGGTTCTGGGGTTGATGCTGAGTATGTCAACAGACGTGTTGCTCAGATGGCTCAGAGTGCTGGTGTCACTGAAGGTGAAATGGCTGCAACTCTGGCTCAGGTTTCTCAAGGAAACTTTGGTCAATTCAATGACATGCTTCAGGCTGCACCAGACACAGACATGTATGCAACCATCATGAGTTTGGCCGAAAGAAACTTCGGTGAACAGGCTCGTGCTGCATATGATGCTTCTCTGTCAGAGACTTCAGCTCGTGAGGCTGAAAGAGCTGCTGCTGAGCTGCAACTGGCTACTGCTCGAACCAGAGCTGCAAAGCTTCCTGTTGGTTCATCTGAGAGAGCTGCTGCGGAAGCAGAGATCAACACTCTGAGGGATACCATTCTCAAGGGTATGACTCCCAGAGAACGTGAACAAAACCTGAGAGACTACATCTCTAGGACTGGGATGGCATCTCGTCTGCAAGGTCTCGATCCGAACTCTGCTGAGTTCTATCGGGCTATGGCTCAACTGGAAGAGACTGTTCGTCTGGACTCAACACTAACTCCAAACGAAAAAGAACTTCTCCTCGCAGACATTAGAGGGTAAGAGAGTCCTCAACCTGTTTGAGGAACTCCCATGGTTGACACTCCCAACTACGCCAACTCTCCTCTGGCCAATCCCAACTTTCTGAACCCAACGCCAGAACCGCAGGCTCCTAAGTATACGAACTCGGTTCTGGCGAACCCTCAGTTTCTTGCTGAAGTTGCAGCAACTGAACCTACTGTTCAGCAACGGACTCTTGAAGAAGAGCGTCGTCGTCTTGAACAAGAGGCTGCTCGTCTTCGGAACAGAAGTGCTGGTGAGATCCTTGGGGACTCCCTGATCACTGCTGCTGCAACCATTCCTCAGTTTGCTGGTTCTCTTGGATCACTGGCAGTCAGTGGTGTTGGGAATGCTACCCAATACTTCGCTGAAGATGGATCCCTTGCTGAAGACATCGGTGGGGTGATGAAGGACTACGCTGTGGTCCTTGCTGGAGCCACTGATGAAGTGACTCAAGGAATTCTGGATACCCGGTCTGATGTTGCTCAAGAGAGTGCCCGGATCCAAGGAGAGATCGGTGCAATCGACTCTGAGATCAGCCAACGTCAATACGAAGAAGACATTGCTGCTGGAGACAGTGAGTTCATTGCTGGACTCACGATGTTTGGTCGTGATGTGATCAATGCTGGAGAACGTGTTCTCAGTGACCCAGTAGCTACTGGAGATCTGCTCTCAAATGCTGCTGGCTCTGTTCTCACTGGTTCAATTCTTGCCAAGGCTGGTGAACGTCTGGCTACAGGTCTTGCTGCCAGATACGGGATTGAGGGTGTTCAGCGTCTGGCTCTTCAGACTGCTGGCTCTTCTGTGGGTATGGGTCTGACAGAAGCAACTTCGACCTACACGTCTACAGTCAATGAAGTGATGAGCCGCACTCCTGAAGAGATGGCTGGCTCTCAGATGTATCAGGATCTGATTACTCAAGGTTACACTCATCAGACTGCTCTGATGGAAGTGGCTGACGCTGCTGGTCTTGATGCTTTCGTGAGACAACTTCCTTCAGCAATGGCTGCTGGTCTCTTGAGTGCCAAGTTCAACGCCAATCCTCTGTCAGTGATGAGAGGTGAGAACCCTCTTGGTGTTTTGGCTACAGCCGGAAAAGAAGCACTGGAAGAAGCTGCTCAAGGTGGATCTGGTCAACTGAACCAGAACCTTGCCATTCAACGTATCGTCGATCCGACTCAAGGTCTGATTGAAGGTGTGGGTGATCAAGTGGCACTGGGAGCCATTGGAGGCTTCGGTGTTGCTGGTGCCATTGGTGCCCCTTCAGGGATTGCCAATGGTCTTCAGGAACAAGCTGACCGTATCCGTGAAGAAGTGGCCTATGATCGCTTTGTTCAGAGTATGGGTGATCAGATTGCTGTTCAACGTCGTGCTGACGCCAGAGAGCGTATGACTCCTCAAGAGAGAGAGGCTGATCTTCGTTCTACGATGACTCAGACATCTCCTGCTGAGGATTTGTTCAACTCTGTCACTGGACGAGTCAGAGAAGCTGCTCAGGGCCTCGCAGAGAGGCTTCCTGAGAGCGGTGTGCTGTCTTCGGCTGTGGACACCATCAAGACTGGTGTGCAGGCTGCCAAGGCTGCTGCTGAGCCTCTGGTGAACAAGGCAATCAAGACTGCTCAGGACTACGTTGAAAGACCGAACCCTGTGATCCAGTCAGAGACAGTTGCTGCTGCTGAGGAAGTGTCTCAGGCAGTGAGAGACCCTGCTGTGGATACTGGTTCCCTTGGTTCAGCGACTGACACTACTCCTGAGTCAGTTCCTGAAGTCTTCAAGGATACAGTCGTTCCGGGATCGACCATTGCTGACACGATGACTGCAATCGTGAAGACTCTGGCTGAGAAGAAGACTCCGATTTCAGACATGGCAGATGATGCCATTCTGTATGTGACTGAGAAGTTCAACCAGATGCAGGGAGCTGCTGCTTCTCTGGCTCCTGAGATCCAAGAGAAAGTGAAGAAGGTTCTGGCTTCACCGGATCTGGAACGTATTCGGAAGAGAGCTGCTCGTCTGGATCTGAACACTGCAATCAGTCCAACGATTGAAGCGATTTCACCAAAAGTGAAAGCGATGACCATTGCCATGAGCAAGGTCAATCCAACCAATGTGAACCCTGAGATTGTTTCTCGTATCCTGAAACAGGATGATCGTGAAAGTCTGACTCCTGAGATCGTTCGTGATCTGGAGATCGCTCAGAGTGTGTCGATCCCGATGAACTCTTACAAAGAGGGCATCGTTCAGATTGCTGAAGAGAAATACAAGGCTCTCAAGGCTACTGGGCAAAACCCGGAGAAGCCTGAAACCAATGTGGAGAAAGTCTCTCGCAATCTGATCGTTGGAAACCTGTCAGGGGAAAACAAGGTTCCTTCGATCAATGACTTTGCCAACCAGATCATCACTGGAATGAGATCACCTGATCAGTCTGTGGAGATTGATGGGGTCAGAGTTCCTGTGAAGACCATTGCCGAAAATATGGGCAAACTGGCTGATCACATGACCTTCAAGGTCAATGCCCTGAATGAATCGTTCGACAAGAACGATGCTTCTGGAGTTGGACCAAGAGTCATGCACGACACTCTTGTTCGTGGCAAAGACTTCATCAAGGCTGGCATGGCTGGTTCTGCTGCTGTCAACTACAACAAGCGGTCTGTGAATTCTGTGACCTTTGCCAAGACTGTGGCTGCTGATGCCAAGGTCTTGATTAAGGTCTACAATGCTCTGGCTGCTGCTTACCCTGAAGCTTTCCCGAATGGACCGAAAGAAGTTCCGGTTCTGAAAACGGTGGAAGCTACTGAGACTGCTGCCAAAACAGCAACTCAAGAAGAGCAAGTGACCGCTTCTGAGACCGCTTTGGTTGGCGACCAAAACACCAACCAAAACACAACGGCGGTCGAGGAGGTTCCTCCGGCAGGAGGGACCGACGAGAACGGCCAGAACACACAGAACCAAACACAGGAACAAACTCCTCCCACAACGGCTGTCGAGGATGCGACCCCGGTCGCGTCCGAGACGGATGAAGTCACAGCTTTGACAGAGAAGATCAAAGCCAGATATGAGGGGAAACTTCCTGAAGGATGGTCTCTGGTCATCGTCAATGACGAGACTCAATCTCTGGCTGGAACCAGTCCGAGCAAGAAAACCATTCGTCTGAATGTGGCCAAGATCCTCTCAGACTTCAAAAATGGTCTGACCTATATCAATGGGCTGGAAGGGCAGACCTCTGCTCAGAAGGCTGAAGTCTTCAAGGGTATGGATGTCTCTCACTTCAAGAAGTTCATTCTTGGCAAGGGAGTGAATACCTATGTGGGCTTCATCATGGCCCATGAGCTGGAACACATTGCACAGCTCAATCGTGGTGAAGTGTTCTCCAAGGATCTCATGGACCCTGCAAACATTGCTTTGGAACGTGCAGCCAATGAGGCTGGCTTCCGGCAAGTGGGGTATGAGCCAAAGACTACTGGGGAATTGAAACCCTTCACTGGGTCTCGCTTTGTCTCAGTGTTTCGGCCAAAGAAGACTGCTCCTAAGGCTCAGACTGCTCAAGAGGCTCTGAATCTGATCTCTGCTCAACCGAAAACAGAAGTCTACCGTGAGTTTGCTGAGATCCTGATCGAGCGTATTCGTGACGGAATGAACAAGCGTCTTCAGACTGTGACCCTGAACTCCAATGGTGGTCCGGTCATGGCTGAGGCTCTGAAGGCAAATGCTGAAGAGGTGCTGGAAATCCAGAGAGCCAAGACTCTGATGATCGTGGATCCTGAGACAGGGGTCTATGATCAACGTTTTCTGGATATGGCATCTCTCGTGGTCATCGACTGGATGACTACAGCAAGAGCCTATGGTGCTGATCGTCTGGAAGACTTGATGAAGGAACTAGAACTGAAGCCTGAAGATCTGTCTGATACAGACATCCAAAGACTTTTGTCCAGCGTTCCTCCGAGATCAACTTCTGAGCAACTGGCTCGAAAAGTCATGAAGCTGTGGAATGTGAATCCCAACAGACAATCCCAGATGGTTGACATCCGGGGTGCTACAGAAGGTCTGGTCAAAGAGATCATCACTGTTCTCAGCTTGATGGAAGATCCTCTTGTCCAAGTGGTGAAGATCACTGTGGGCAAAGGGAGTGCTTACTCTTTCGACATCTCCAATCTGGCCCCTGAACAGGAAGCCATTGGAGTTGAGGCTGCTGGTTCTCTGGACAATGTTCTGTTCCCGGAAGACCGTATCATGGCTTCCTTTGGGGAACGTCTGACCCATGTGGACTCGACCCAGAGCAATAAGCCTGATGTGAAGTTGTCTCCTCTTGAGCGTAAGGCTCTCAAGAAAATGCAAGACACAGCTCATATTCCTTCAGAACCTGTGATCGGTTTCTTCAAGGCACTGGGTCTGGATACTTGGTCAAGAATGGCTGGGAAGAAGGATTCTTCTCAACTGGCTGCTCGTCACCCTCTGCGTCTGAGCATTGAAGGCAAAAACACGTCTATCGAACGTGACTACCTCACTGCTTTCCAGATGGCAGATGCTGCTGCTGGTCGTCCTGTGTTCTATCCGGTTGGTGTGACCAATGTTGGTCGTCACCAGATGAAGGGTCTGAATCCTCAGAACAACAAGTTGCTGAGAGCCATGATCACTCCGACCCATTCCAAACTGGATATGGCCAACAATCAGAAACACAAGGATGCTTTCTGGCTGACTGTGGCTCAGTCTTCAGGGATTGCGAAAGTGGAGAAGAAACTCCACTCGAAGATCCTTTCGACTGTTCAACAGGATTTTCAGGCTCGCTTCGGTGAAGCTGTTCAACTGGTTTCTCAGTATCTGGAGACAGGTTCTCTGGATCAAGAAGCCTTTGCAGATGCCATGCTGAAGGCCAACAAGGGTGAGTCTGTTGAAGTGGCACAGGTCAATGCTGTGCTGGCTGTGGCACGTCTCCAGCAGGCTCTGAAGGCAGGCAAGGCTGATACTTTCGAGACCTCTCTCAGCTTCGAACTGGACGGCAAGACTGACGGTCCTGCCAACATGATGATGGCCTTTGGCCAAGGTCTGATGACCCGGCTTGAGTATGAAAACTTCAAGCGTATCGGTCTGTTCCTTGGTTCAAAGAATGAGACCCTGAACACTCTGTTTTCAGGTGGGGAAGTGGATCTCTATGAGGTGAACTCTACTTTCTCGACGAAGAAGATGTTCAACATGATCAACTCTGCCAAAGGGTTGGACAAGAAGCGGCTGATTGCTCTGCAACGGTTTGCTGCTCACTTCGGGGACTTCGAGATCAAGCCTGATGGCTCGATTGTCATGAGCCGTGCCACTTCCAAGAACCCCATGACCAAGCGTGTCTATGGGTCTGGTGAGACTGGGATTGCTGATGGGATCACTCAGGACATGCTGGTTGGGTTCTACACTCAACTGGTTGAACTGCCTGATGGTGTCTCAGTGGAAGAACACCTGAACTACCCAGAGATCAATGATGATCTGGATATGCTCTTTGGTGTGAGACTTCCTGAAAAGCTGGATGTGAACAAGTTCATCCTGCCCAGAGACATGATGGTTCTTTTTGCTCAACTGGTGAAAGACACCATTGGAGTGGTCCTCAGTGACTCCATCAGTGAAGTGATGAGCGAGAAGACGACTGATGTGAATGCTCTGCTGGTTTATACCACAGGCGTTCAAGGTGAATTCATGCGTCTGTTCTTTGAACAGCGTTTGGCTGAAGTCGTTGAAGAAGCCAGAAAGGAATGGGAAGCCAACAACACGAGCAAGTTTGCTCTGAGAAAGTTGAGCCAAGAGGCTTATGACGCTGTGGTCAAAGAGACCATGGAGTTTGCTCCATACTTTGACGATGGTCTTCAGGCTCTTCGGATTGGAGACTTCACTGGTCAACAAGACAAGACTGAGATGAGTGCCAACCTCTCAGGCAAGATCAGTGTGAAGTCCACTATGCAAAGACCTGACCATATGGGGGTAAAAACCATTCCCTATGTGGTTCAGGGACGTGGTGACGCCATGATGATGAACCGGATCTTTGGGGCTGATAATGCTCCTCAAAGAGCCATCCCCATCTTTGACGGTATCGACATGGCTGTGAGTGACTTCAGTGATCTGGCTCCCCAGATCAACGAAGCTGTTCTTGCCAACTGGGACAACGATGTGATCGGTCCCATTGTCGATAACTTCTCTGGTTTCCTTGAGAAGGTCAGAAGCCAAGGTCTGGAAAACAAACTGACCATGGCTTTCAACAACGTGAAGAAGGTATCGGAAGAGAGATCACCGATTGTCGCTGTTCGTGTTGAAGATCTGGAGACCAAACTGAAAGAGGCTCATCGTTTGAACCAAGCCAGAAAGGCTGTGTTCAAAGAGATCACTCTGTCAGTGGATCACATGGGCGGTTCAGGTATTGCCTATGTTCGGAACGAAGACGGCAAGGAACTGACCTACGAAGAGATCAACCAACTCATCCAAGACAAACTGGATGGGAAAGAAGTGGTTGTTCCTGCTGCTCAACAAGAAGAGCCTGTTCAAGTTCAGGATCCTATTGTGGTGACTGATGTCGCTACGATGACTCTTGCCCTGATGAAACAGGCCAAACCTTACCTGAGAGATGTGGTTCGCTCCATCAGAGGGATGCTCCCTGATGATGCTCGTATAGTCATGGGGACTGAAGATCAGATTGCCAAGTGGAGAGCTGAGAACAGCAATCCATCGTCCAAGACCTTGGAACAAAGAACCAAGGGCTTCTACGACGTGGATAGCAACACGATCTTCATCATCAGTGACAACCATGAGACGATCACCCATGAGCTGATTCACATGGCTACCTTCAAGGCTGTGCTGGACCACTACACTGGGGTTCAGAAGTCTACGGCTGTGAAGAACCTTGAGGCTCTCATGGATGAGTTCCTCACGCTGGATAGTGCCAGCTTCACTGAGGAGACCATGGAAGCCTATCTCAGAACCAAGGCCGCCATTGTCGTGGCAAAGTCTGAAGCCACTCCTATGGGCGATTCTGTGGCCCTGAATGAGTTCATGGCTTGGACTCTGAGCAATGAACATCTGATGAAGGAGCTGAAACAGACTCCGACTTCTCTGGTGGCTCGTCTGACCAAGGCTGCAAAGGCTTGGATCCAGAAGATCCTTGGAGTGGTTCCTTTGGATATGTATAGCCAGATCCTCTTCAACACGGAGATGATCCGTAACGAAGAGTATCCGGGTGGGTTCGAGACCCAAGAGGATGAGGAAGTGACTCCTACATTCTCGACGATGACCAATTTCTGGATCGACAGAATGAGAGAACGTCTGGAGCAATCGAAGATTGCGACAGGCAAGGAAGCCAACAAGCAGATCACCAAATACATGATGACTGCTGAGGATGCTCTCAAGAAACTCGACTTCGGTGGATTTGGTCTGAGTGAGTATCAAAAGACGACTTTCGCTTCGATCCATGTGGTCATTGCGTCTGAACTGAGACTGGACAGCAAGGCCCTGATTGCTCTTGGCAAAACCTATGAGCATGTTGTGAACAACCTGACTCCTGCGATGTTGGGAGATGGTCAGATTGGACAGGACCGTTATGGTGCTGTCATGGAACTCATGGGAGCAACCAAGAATGATGAAGGTGTGTCCGACGCTATTGCTGTTCTTCTGGCTCTGTCTCAGACATCCACAAGCTTCAGAAAGGCCATGGAGCAACTGCCTCAGCCTTCCGTTCAACGTGGTCAGAAGGTCAAGTCTCTGAATGATCTGCTGACGACTTCGGCTGGATACCTGATGCAGAAGATGATTGCCTCTTCTGATCTGGAAGGAAAGTCAGTCAAGGAGATCTTGGACAATCTCAGTGATGAGATCCTGAAGCAAGACAATGCCAATGAATTCAAAGCTTTGCAGGGTCTGATGAAGACCTTCAACAAGGCTGACAAGTTTGTTGGTGGTGCCTTGTCTACTCTGGCTCAGAAAACTAATGCCTTGAACAGAGAGGTCCAAGCCTCAACTAGAAACGGTCTGTTGAAGACTGTCTCTGGGGCTGTGACTTTGGCAACCAACTACTTGGACCCGAACCTGTCCAGACAATCAGCCAAGGCTGCCAAGACGGCTACCCATATGGGTGGTCTGCTCGATGGTGCCGTGTTCATTCGGGAACTGGTGAGTGAGATCGTCGGTGGAGATGCAATCAATACCGATGTGATCCAGATGCTGGACAAGGTGAACTATGTCGTCCAGTCGTCTCGTCAGGCTTACCGGGAAGAACTTCCGGTGATCTTCCAGAACGCATTCAAGACCCATCCCAACGAAGAGCAATGGAGAGACCTCCATCATGTTCTGGGCAAGTCTGACTTTGCTGCTCTGTTCGATCTGAAGAACCCTGATGACTCATTCGATATGCTGAGTGATCAGTCTCTGCTGGATCGTCGGATTGCTGCTCTTGAGAAGAAGATCAGAAAGGAGTTCCCCGGTGTTACTGGGCAAGACATGATCGACAAGGGCAAGCAACTGGCTGACTTCATGAATGGCAAGGGAGCTGGTTTCCAGCTCATCAAGAATGCCTATGCCATCCACAAGCTGGCTGGTGGGAACAAGCCTGCCATGGTCAAGGAACTGGATCGTCTGATTAGCCTCTATGCCCTCAACGGCACAGACAAGGCTCAGAGAGAGTCTGTGGCCAACATGCAGGCAAGTGACCCTGATGGGGTTCACAACCTGCTGGTTTACGTTCAGGCTCTAAACAAGGAAGAAGACTCTAAGGTCATCTCTGAGGCTGCTCGGATGAATGGCTACAAGGGATACATCCCTGACCACAGCAAGGGTGAGATCGACCTCATCATTGCCAGAGATGCTGACAGGGAAGATCTGGAGCGTCGTGGGTATGTGCGTGTTGCAGATGACACCACAGACTCAGGGTCTCTGACTTCTCGTGGCTATTACATGACCACAGTCAAACAGGGTGGGAACTACTCTCAAGGCGTCCTTCAGCAAGTGCAGGACACCTATCGGGGTGTGAACGCTACCACTGGTCTGACGGTCAATGGAACCACTTCAGGGGTCATCTCCGGGATTGCTGTGGTGTCTCTGACTGATGCTCTGAACAATGCAGGCACAGTGAGAGATCCCAAGAATGTCCTGATCCCTGTCTATGACCAAGATGGTGGTGTTCTCTTCTATGAGAGAGCGATCAACCCTGACTTGGCACAGAAGTATCTTCAGCCACCTTCCAACATGGCAATGATGGTTGGTGCTTGGGCTGGTCGTCAGGTGGAAGAGAAGTTCTCCCACGAATACAACCTTGCTCTGGTCACTGAGCTGAAGAAGATCTGGGACAACAGAGAACCAAACACAGATGGTCTGTTCGAGAGAATGGATACATCGAAAGACAAGATCTATCAGGAGAGCTGGAAGGTCATTCCGCCTCAACTGAAAGAACACATTATCGGTGTGTTTGGTGAAGAGACTGGCTTCATGGTTCGTAAGGACATGATCAACTTGGCTTTGGGTTACAGAGACCCATCCATCGTTGATGTGTGGACAGGAAACCATCGTCTCCCAGAGTCTGTGGCTCTGGCTGTGAAGACTGTTGGCAAGATGACCATGGGAGACAAAGCCTTCAAATGGTTGGCCAACACAGAGACTGTGACCATGAATACTGTGTCTACAGCCAAGGATCTGATCGTGGTCAGATCACTGGTGGTTCCTTTCATGAACACTCAGTCCAACGTCATGCAGCTCGTGAACCGTGGTGTTGGAACCAAGGCAGTCATGAAGGGCTACCGGGACAAGTTTGTGGAAATCGACAAGCTGAATGAGAACCTGAAGAAGATCATGGGTCTTCAGGCAGAGATCAGACTTGCAGCCACAAACAAGAACAAGGTGGCCATTCTGAAACAGCAGATCCAAGTTTTGGAAGATGAGAACAAGAGGTTCTCTGTTGCTCCTCTGGTCGAGGCTGGTGCCTACAAGACCATCTCTGAGGGCATGACAGAACTGGATGTGTCGATCACTGATGGAAAGTTTGGAGACTGGGTTGAGGGTCAACTGAACAAGTTGCCTGCTGGTGTTCAGACTGTGGTCAAGTATGGACTGCTGAGCAAAGACACTGCGATCTATCGTGGTGCCAACAAGGCTGTCCAGTATGGGGACTTCATTGCGAAGTCGATCTATTACGACCACCTGATTGAAACAGGTATGAGTCCTGAAAGAGCAATGGCGAAAGTGAACGAAGAGTTCGTGAACTTCTCAATCCTTCCGGGACGGATGAGAACTGGTCTGGAGTCGATTGGTGCCACTTGGTTCCTGACCTTCAAGATCAGATCCATGAAGGTGGCTCTACAGACCATCAGGGAGAACCCTGTGAGGTCTCTGGTGGGCATTGGGGTCTTGGGGCTGGAGTCTGGTCCTGTGACTGACAACCTCATCAGCAAGGCTGCTGAAGGCACTCTGCCCTACTCTCTGGGTTGGGACATGCTCTGGGATGCTCCGGGTATGAACCCATGGGCAACCCTGACCGCTGGGTAAAAGAAAGAGAGAGAGCTTCTGGTTTACCCAATCGCTCTCTCTCTAACTGGTGGTGGGAGTCGAACCCACAATGCCAGCACGTTCAGGTTTTGGCGTCCCTACAAGCGCCGTGTCTACCATTTCCACCACACCAAAAAGAAAAAGGGAGAGCATCGAACAAATCAAATGCTCTCCCTCTCACCACTGCACTATCAGTTCTTGGCCTTCATGAGGCTCTGCCACAGGTGCAGTAGTATTCTGACACGTCATTGCTTCTTGGCAGTCTTCTCTTCAGAGAAATCTGTGACCAAAAACCACACCAGACCAACTCCCGTGAAAAGCAGTCCGATTGGAGCTAGCACTGACAGAACGATTCCGAGAATCGCACCTGCCACGAAGATGGCGATAGTCAGAATTCCAGCAATCAGGCAGAAGCCTGACACTGCGAGAATCATGCGTGTGAACATGATTCTCAGTCCGCATCAAAGATCGAAGGACGCTTGCGAGGAGGCGTCACTTCGGTCTTGGCACGAGAACCCTCTTCGTCGGGGTCAGTATCCTCGGAGGATTCGTTGTCCGAGTCCCCGAAAAGGTTTCCCCGGTTGGTCCCAGTCTTTTGTTCACTGGGTCCAGTCCCGTCAGCCTCTTCGTCGCCATCTCCGCTGCCTTCCCCGAAGAGATCGCGTTCTGCGCTCGTGGGCTGATCATCACCTTCGGAGTTGGAATCAGAATTTTCCTCTTCTCCTCCTTCAGTATCTCCTGAGCCATCGAGATCAGAGCCAGTCTGAGAAGATTCTGCCACATTCGGGATCACCACCTTGGGTTTGTTCTTGGAACCAAGGACACGGCCACCACGACGTTTGACAGGCTGGTCGGAAGTTGCGGTATTGGTCGTTTCCGCAGGGGCAGTGATGGTCGAAGTCAGAGGACCATTCATCATGATCTCTGCTTGGATTTCATCACCAACCACAGTCAGTTCGACACCAGAAGCACCTGCAAGACCCATCGTCTGAACGAAGGCTTCAAGAGCTTGCTGGATTTCATCTTGATCCAACAGGATACGCATAGGCGTTTCTTTCCTTGGTTGAGTTTCGGTAATTGTGACAAGCACATGGGGGTCAGTCGGACAGACAGATCCAAAAGAGAACGAGTTCCCTACCACATGCTTGTAGTCGTCATCGGGGATGATCTGATTGAGAACCAGAGCATCAGAGAAGAACTTGTCCACGATGGATCCGACATTCATGATGTCGAGTCTGGAACCACCTTTGGGGTTGATCTCATAATGGAGAGTCACTGCTTCCAGTTGAGGAAGCCCAAGAAGAAGAGGTTTCACAAAGTCCTGAAAAGCCTTCTTCTGGAAGTTCAACTTGTAGAAATGGAGATTGCGATAGACATTCAGGTTGAGACTTTCCTGTTCACCTCCCTTGTTGACTTTCATCTTCATGGGAAGCTTGATCTGGAAAACTCTTCCTTCAGTCATCGCAATCTCCAGTCTGGATCAGACTACAGGGTGTAGTCCTCAGTCGTCGAACAGGGAAGAGGCTTTCTTCTTGCCTTCACCCGAACCAGACTCGGAAGCCGAAGTGAACGACTTGCCAGCAGACTTCTTGCCCGTGGACTTGTCGTAGGTCTGGCCCTTGTTCTGTTCCAGCCACTTTTCAGCATAGAGGCCGTTCTCTTCAGGCACCTTGCGAATGGCCTTCAGCAGATTGCCACCGTCCACCACATCGTCGAAACTTTCACCAAGGCCCTTGATGAACTCAGCGACTTCCGAGATCGTGACGAGCTTGTCAGCAGCGAAGAACTTGACGATCTTATTCTGGTCACGAGTTTCGCCAGTTGGCTCATATTCACCAGTCGATTCGTTCTTCTTCGTCTTGTCCACGGTCTGACGCTGGACAGCGATCTGAACCGTCTCACCATGGAGTTGGCTGAAACAGGTCACAGACTGAGGCAGTTCCTTCTTGGCGTCGAAGTCATAGAGCTTGACCACCAGATCCTCGGTTTCCAGATCACCAAGGTTCTTGCCGAGAACCAGCAGAGCCAGACTGTTCATCTGGTTGAAGCCCGGAAGGTTCTTCACTTCCTTGGTCTTCTTGTCGGTGTAGGTCACATCACCCTTCTGGTTCGACACCCAGACTTCAGAGCGAAGCTCACGTCCATTGATGTCGAGCAGCAGAGTCACATTCCGAGCTTCAGAAGCCTGAGCCTTGCCGATGTAGGCCGTCTTGATCTTGGCCGTGTAGATGTTCGAGTCGAACACACCACCAGAGGGGACATAATCCTCGTCGATGGTATCTTTGGCAATCTTCTTGCCTGCGAACACGTTGGATGACATGTGTTGTCGTTCCTTCTCTTGGGTTGCGAAGGGTCTATGCCTTAGTCGGCATAGAACTCCTTCAGTTGGTCGATGACGATCTGTGCATCGTTGTTGATGTAAAGCTCGTCGTCATTGAACAGACCGAAGGGAGAGCGTATCCGATCCCCCACTGTCTGTTTGGTGGTGCGAGTCTGGAAGACGTGCTTGAACCCGATCTCCTCGTCACGCTCCGTGATTGTCAGGAGCTTGTTGGGTCTGAGATCTTTGATCTTCACCTTCTTGCAGACAACGACAGTCGTGAAGTATGCCTCCAGACCATTCTTCTTTAGCGAACCCTTGACGGGGACACTGTATTTCATCTGGTTCGTTTCTTCCTGAAGCTCACCATCAAGGTGGCCCAACATGACCGAGTAGACATCGGCTTTCGCCACATAGTCATACATGAGGGTCTTGAAGAATTGACCATAGTCACCCCAAGCCTTCATGGTATTGGCAGAGCCATTCACATGAACTGCTTCGAAGCGTTCCATCATGAAAGACACCGTGTCGATGACAACAGTATGGAAACGCTTGCCGGGGTTGTCGATGATGGCCTGATAGAGATCAAAGATCTCCAGAGGATCATCGACTGTCACACGCTTGAACTTGTTCTTGAAGGGCAGAGGTTTTCCGCCCTCACAGTTGATGTAGAGGACACCCTCCTGACCACGAAGGTTCGCCAAGGAGAAGGACTTGCCTGCTCCAGACTCACCAGCAATCAGAAGGCTCTTGGGGTGTTCACTGTCCATTATTGGACCTCACTGAGTTCGAGTTTCTTTTCTTCGTGACCAATGTGACAGACCGTCTCCTGATATTTGGAGTCGATCCATACTTCATTGTTCGAGTAGACCAGATACCAATAGCCTTGGTAAAAGATCAGGTGGGTAGAACAGTCTCCCATGGGACTCCTTACTTCTTCGACATTTTCGAAGCGATTGACTTGAGAACAGTCTGCTGGATCTCATCCTTCTTCAGGGGAGACTGACACTGATCATTCAAGGTGTAGATCTTGTGGACGATCTCATCGTAGCTCATGCCAGCGTCCATAAGCATCATGCCGAATTTGGCCAGATTATTGTTCCGGTTGCCTTCATCCATGTTGTTGAGGAACCAGCGTTCCAGATGGTTGAGGCGTCCCAGATCGACAATCGAAGCCCGGTATTCAGTGTTCTGCTTGGTCTTCGGGATGAAGGGTAGAACATTGACGAGATTGGGTCCACGGTGGAGATGGATGGTAGATCCCTCATGAGTCATCCATTTCTTGGACCTCTGGTTCGCAGAGGTATCCGAGTCAAAGGGAAGCCACAAAAGGAAGCTGTTCATGAACTCCCGATAGTCAACCTTGTCCAGATTGAGGACATAGTTAGTTGGCATGATGAGCCGGAAACGGTTCACATCAGGAGTATGTCTCTTAGTGGTGCTGGTGATGAACGTATAGTCCTTCATCAGCTCATGGACAGCATTCAGGGAGATCGTCCCATCCACGTCCACGACAAGGAGATTGAAGCCTTCCAGTGCGTTTTCTTCAGCTCTGTGTTCCTTGTCGAACCCATGGTTGCACCAGTGCAAGTCCTTAGCTCCAAGGAGCTGTGGAAGCTTGTCGAAAGGCTTCTGGTAAGACGTGTAGTTCTGAGCGAAATGGTCAGAGTAGCTGAACATGATCTTCTGGAGATCTGTCTCTTGAAGGGTAGAGCCAGTGAAGAACTCCACTCCAGAGACAACGGTCTTCTTGATGACCACATGGTTCCCAACACCCCAAGCCATGGCGAGGTCCATGATCTCCTTACGAGGTCCAGTAGCGGTGGGGTAGTAGGGAAGATCTTCGACCAGATCAGCATGGGTCAGTTCTCCCGGAGAAGCAGCGATATACTTCGCCAGACGGACGAAGTTTCTCTCACGCTTCAGAAGTTGCTGGAAGCTTGCACCAGACTCTTCAGCGACCTTGATGCCCTGCATCAAGTTGTCCATGGTGATGTCCTTGGAGCCATCAAGATAGGCATAGACACCAGCCAGCTTCAGAGCTTTGAAGTAACGGTGACTCATTTCAGCTTTCCGAATGACTTCGTGTTCAGCCATTGCATTAGCAAGGCTTTCACACAGCAGACGGTAGGCAACGAGCTTCACACCGACCTGACGAGGAACTTGGAGCTTGGTCCCATAGTGAGCAGGATCAGCGAAGTTCTTCAGGATGCCTTTCCATTTCACGAGGTTCTGGGAACGGTTCTTGGAGACCAGACCGTTGTAGACATCTTCAGGGTTCACCTGAGAGTTGTAGATCTCAGGCTTTCCCAGACCGAAGAAGCAACGACGTGCATAGCCGATCTCAAGGAAGCTGTAGAACTCTTCTTCAGTTCTGGCTCCATCGAACAGTTTCGAAGTGGTGCCAAACATCAGCATGTTTGCAGGAGTCGAACCATGAAGGTCGATCCCACGTTCATTGTCCACAGTGTTCTTGACCAGTTTGGTCTTGATCCGACCCAGATCATACAGCTCAAGGAGCATGTTGATGATTTCAGTCTGACCACTGAGGTTGGAACCAATCTCATCCATCTGGAAATTGATGGAGCCAGCACGAGCCAGAAGCAGCTTGTAGCGAAGCTGTTTGACAGCAGGACCAGTGCCTGAGTCAAAGATGAAAGGAGCATGACCCTGACGCTTGAAGTCTGCTTCCAGCAGCTTCAGTTCTTCTGCTTGATCACCGCTCTTGGCTGCTGCCAGTTCGGTAGCCAGATCATAGAGAGACTTCTCAGCGATGAAGGGAAAGACCTTCTGAACGAAAGTCTCACGGAAGTCAGAGATCATGTCTTCCATCAGAGAGACAGAGTGACCCTTGCCAAAGCCAGAGGTGGCCAGAGCAATCGAATAGATGTTGACCGGGATCTTGCCACGTTCAGCACTTTCGATGGTCACTCTCATGGCACTGGGGATCAGACCGAGGAAGTAGGCGACTTCTGCTTGGAAGAAGTCTCGGTTCACGTTGCCAGTGCGATGACACAGAAGATCAACGATCTCGCTCATGGCAACGTGATGGGGAGTGCTTTTCAGCACTTCCAGATCAAAGATCTTGGAAGAGGACATGGAGTAGGTTCCTTGTGTTCATGGATTACCGGGAAGAACCATCGTCATTGAAGTAGCGTTTCCGCTGCTCACAGACTTGGAAAGCGTTGCAATACATGCAGGCTTTCGGTTCTCCGGCTTCTTTGACGATGACACCTTTGCCCTTCTCCTGCATGAAGAGAACGGCTTCGCTTTCCTTGTCAAAGCGTTTGGTGCATCGACCACCAGTCTTGGCTGTCTCAGGGTTCGAGTAATACTTGAACACATCGTCAGCTCTCCAGAGCTGTTTGTCGGTGCATTCGATCATCTTTGACTGAGGCAGCTTGGCATTCTTGCGGATCTCAGCCAGCTTGGACGAGAGCCACATTTCAGTGTCACGCAGGCTGAGGAGCTTGAACTCCTTGTGAGCCACACGAGCTTGAGGGTAGCTCTTGTCTGTCTTGGCTCTGTAGGAAGCCCAGTCGGTGAAGATGAACTCGATACGCATGACATCATCCTTGATCAGATCAGGGAAGATGAAGCGATAGAGAGATCCTTGCAGAGCGTAGTCTTCGTCTTTCGATCCTGAAGTGTAGGAGAAAGTCGAAGTGGACTTGAAGTCTCTGTAGGATGAACCAATGAGGAAATCGAGCTGACCAGTCAGAACGATGTCTTCAAAGGGTTTGAAACCACGTTGCTCCAGATAGATTGGAATGACGCCTTCTTCCAAAGGCTTGTCCATCGGAGGATTGATCCTGATCTTGTTGATGATCGAGTCAGGATAGTGGAGCTTCTTCATGGCTCCTTTCCAGTCACCTTCGGTCCATGCACGTTCAATGCTGTCATGGAGACCGTGGCCCATACGAGACGAGACCAGTTCACTCAGGTCCAGAGTCTCTTTGGAGAAGTCCACCTTTCGTTGCAGGATGAGCTGACGAGTGGGCTTCATGAGAGTGGTGACTGAAAGCAGTTCACCGGGAGGAGCATTGTCAGCACCAGACTTGTAACCGTCTTGCAAGAGCCAGACAGCAAGAGGCAGATCAATGCCCATCTCATTGGTAATCTTCACTTGGTTTCTCCTTCAAGTTTCACCAAATGCTTCTTGATCAAGGACTTAACCTTGGGTTCATCAGCATCATTGGGGATGTCAAAGCTCTTGGACCAGTTCGGGTAGAAGATAGCCAAGGAGCCACTCATCTTGATGTGTTCGTTCTGGATCAGGGGATCTTCCTGCCAGCTAACCTCTTTGGAGAGGTTAGTGTTGGTGTAGAGGAGCGTCTCCATGTCATCTTTGATGAGATAGTAGGACGCATCGTGTATCTGAGAGCAGGGCTTGATGTCCAGCCTGTGTTTGCTGGTTCTGACCTTTTTCATGAAGCCAGAGACAGCACGAGAGTTCAGCATACACCAGCTCTGACCAAGGGCATTGCCAGCGGTCCTGCCTTCAGCAGCAGCCTCAAAAGGAGTGGCACTGGTGCCCAAGACTACCTGCTTGAGAAGAGGTGTCCTGAGCCTCAAGCCAAAGGCCAGAGTGACGTATCCATCCTTGCAGGCTTGGTCCAACCGATCCTGAACCCACTTGTCAGACACGACGTAAAGGTCGTGGTAACTGGCTTCAATGCTCATGGCCAGATCCTTGGCAAAGCCACAGTTGGTCATGAGAGTGATGTAGGTTCCCTGATAGGTCAGGGCGAAAGTGGGAGCCTTAGAGTCTTGTCTGAAGGCAGGGTAGCTGACTTTGATGCCATTGATCCGAGAAACATCGTGTTCTGAGGCAGTGGTTTCATGCACTGCTGTCAGGGGTTTCGTGATCTTTAGCATGACGTTCCTTCTCCTGTTTCTGGAAGATCTTGGAGACAGGTATTCCTTTGCCACTCCCGACAGGCCACTCAAGGAGGGTGTCCTCCTTGAGCAGCATTGTCACCTTGGGATCAGCAGTCTGAACGGAATACATGTCGGGGTTCTTGAGTCTCCGAATCATGCCTTCCTTGTGCATTAGACAAACGTCCAGTCCGTGGCTTGGAGGTCAGCTTGAGAAGCCAACCAAGGAACGATCTCTCCAGTCGCAGTCTTCATGTCGATGTGACCGTGGTATTTCACCTTGGTTCCTTCACCGAGAATCGACAGGAGAGGCTCACGATTCACCTCGAATTCAGAACCCGGAACGAGGAAGATGAACATCTTCTTGCCGATCCAGCCTTTGCGAGTTGCTCGGGCACCATGGTTCAGCACTTGTTCGAGTGCGACAGAGAAGGGCATACCATCAGAACAGTTGATGGCTTCCTCTTCGAAAATGGCTTTGGGGATCCAAGCCATATGGTCATCGCCTTCACGTTGGCGAATGACAAGATAGCCTTCGTCATCCCCGTTCTCGTTGGCAGGCAGTTCCCATTCACGGAACTTGTTGTATTCGCCACGAGTCATGGGTTTGGCGTTGACCATCTTGCTCACAGCATACTGAGTGAGATCTTTCATTTGGTTTCCTCTTCTTCAGTTTCGACAGGATCAATCTTCGGACGAAGATTGTGGTCAAGCTCCACAGCAAACGTGTCACCACGCTGACTTTGGAACTTGAAATTGTATGCCCCTACATGAAGCAGAGAGATTGCTTCATCAAAGGACAACACATTTTTCTTCATGATTTCCTCATTGGTTCAGAAGTTTGAAAAGCTCGGACCCTTTGTAGACTTGTCCGAGGTATTCTACTTCTTCTTCAGAGTGGAAGAAGTAGGTCGTGTCTCCGGCTACAGCCTTGTAGGGGATAGCAGTCGGAGGACAGGTTTGGATGTCTGGCATATGCTCCTTGAAGTAAGCGAAAGCTCTCAAGCAGTGGCCATCGTATCCATCAGTGTAGACCCTGATCTTTTGGGGATCTCTGGTTGTGACAGCAGAGATCTTGTCTTCCAGAGAGTCAAAGTCGAGACCGACAAACAGCCATCCGGGTGGTGCTTCAAAGCATTCCTTGATCAGTTTGGCAAGTCTCTGCTTGGCTTTGGTAGAGCCAGAAGCAGGGATGTTTTGCATGTTCGGGTTGTTCGATGACAGACGGCCAGAGGCTGTTCCACCAAGCCTGAAGTTCCCGAACAGGTAATGCCAACCATCGTTACCTTCCTTGGCCTGTAGGAAGGCTGGGAGGAACGTAGAGAGGATGATCGCAGAAGCCTTGTATTCGATCAGGATGTTCAAGAAGAGAATCACTTCTGGATCACTGGTATGCTTGAGAAGCTTTTCCAGTGTATCAGCACCTGTAGCCGGAAGCTTGGTGTCTGTGTAATCCAGAACAGGCAAACCAAGGAAATCCTGAGAGTAGAGGAACTCTTGGAGCTGCTTTGGAGAACCGGGGTTGAACGTGATTGTTTCCGGTTTCACATCTGCCTTGGTGATGACCTTCTTCTTGTATTCGGAGTTCTTCTTGGCCACATGCTCATCAAGCATTTGGTCAACGAAGCTCTTCACGATTCCAAGGTTGTTCATCAACCGAATGTGGTTTTCAGACTCCTGCTGGAGCTGTCTATTCAGACGAACCACCTTCTTCATGTTGATGGGCATACCCGTGAGCTGCATCTGGATGATGTCAACTACAGCGGGTCTGAAGATCTGATGGTAAACACCTATCTGATCGTCAGCAATCATGATTGGCAGATTCTTTTTGTAGACATGCCAAGTGGCAAGACCATCTGTCAGGTTGTATTTCAGGAGATCCTTGAGCGGAATCTTGGTGATGTCGTGAATCTCTTCCTGAGCATAGTTTCCTGCAAATTCTTGAGCTTGAGTCTTGAGACCCAGTTCATTCCCTGAGCAGGAATTGGTTGCCAGATAGGTAATGATCTGAGAGCAATCCCAATTTCTCAGGATCACTTCGAGACCTTCCAGCATACCTTCTTGGTCCAAGATATGGTCCATGAAGAGCTGGTAGATCAGAACATATGCGTCATAGCAGATGTTGTGATAGGTCATCTTCCTGCGGAAAACCTGAAAGAACTTCTTCAAGGCTCTCCTGATTCTCAGATTCTTGACCTGCATTCCCAAACCAGTGGAAGGATCAGTCACATAGTCTACTGGGAAAGCTATGCCTTCATTCTCAGTCCAGCAGAAAGTGATGGTCCCAATCCCAGCATCGTAATGCTTCAGGCTGAAACCTTCGATGTCACAGGTCAGATCCACATCCATTTCATACAGCTTGTCCAGCCAATCAAGAATCTCTTGATCAGTCATTGGATAAGCTTCGAACTTGATGATGGATTGTCCAATGGGAGTCTTGTCTCCCTTCATCCAGCGAATGACCGACGACACTCCAATGTCGATTTTGGCTTTGGTTTTCTCTGGGTCATAGAAGACACGACCATAGTTCGGGAAGTAGGTCACATCCACTCCATGGAATATGGAGGGATAGATGTCACCAATGGTGGCATCTGTTTTCGATTGTCGAGACAGAACCTTGAAGTATTCAGGATGAGTCACGATCAGGAAGTTGATTCCACGAGAAATCAGATGAGGCATCAGATCATTCAGGTATTCCTTGATCTGATCGTTGCTCGTCTTCTTCTTGGTTCGATCCTGATAGAGGTCGCAGACCATCAGTGATGACCCAAGTTGCAGAAGATCCCCGTAATGCTTTTCTATCTCCTCGGGTTGAATCCGAGGGCACAGAATTGCAATGTTGGGTTTGTTGCCCTTTCCAACGATCTCGTATTTCATCTTCGATTCTCTTCATTGTGAGTGTGTGGAGGTATGCCATCAGGAGAAATACCGATCAGGAAGCTTGCCCCGAATGAACAGCCTGCTTCTGGGTCGGCTCAAAGCGACATAAAGCATACGAGCTGTCTGATCGAGATTGGTGCAAGTTCCGATGTCTGACAAGTCCACAATCACAGAATCATATGTTGAACCTTGAGCTTTGTGAGCTGTGGATGCAGACACTGAACGGAGATCCGGGAAGTTGTTCTTGACCTTGAAGTATTTGTCCCACTGCTTCCGGGAGCTGTAATACTTCATGGCAGCATCACGGTCTTGGTAATGCTTGAACACAGTGACCTCATAGAGGACATGGCTCATCACATCTTCGACCTGAAGCGTGACAGTAGGAACATGATTTCCCGGAACGATGTGGGGGTCATCCTGTTCAGAGACGATGGTTTTCACCTGAACCACTTGGTCAGTATAGAGACGCTCTTTTCCCAACAATTCAGCAGAGCTGTTGTTGGAGAGGATTTCACCGACTTCATAGGATTTGGAGTATCCACGAATCTGACGAATGTAGTCATTGTATTGCAGCACCCTTTTGTTGGTGTAGCAAATGACTCTCTTGCCGGGATCTTCTTTCAGGAATTCCCTTTCAAGGATTCCCTGAACAGTGGTGCCATCAACAAAGTCTATGACTCCGGGGACTTCCTTGATGGGGAAGAACTGACCAGTCAGAACTGTTTGTTTTGCTTGTTCGCAGAGAGCCATGAGAGCAGGTTGATTTGCGTTCCGAACAGGCTGAGTCAGATAACTGATCTGGAAGTTCTGGGTGTAGATGAGGGAAATGGTTTCCTTCACAGGAGCCAATTGATTCTTGTCACCAACAAAGAGAACTTTGCAGGTATTGTCCAAACCTTTCTCAAGGTATTTGAATAGATCTTTTGTCACCATTGAACATTCGTCGATAATGACAAAATAGCCAGAGTGGACTTTCCAATTGGGAGTAGGGACAATGGATGTCTCACCAGTGGCGAAATTCTCGTGAACTCGGAGGTTCATGAAAGAGAAGATAGTGCCAATCTCGCCAGCCCTTTGAGGCATGGCATCAGAAATAACCGCAGCAGCTTTGTTGGTGGTTGCGGTAATTGCCACTGAATAGAGAGGCACTTGAGGCGCTTTGTGCTTCAGGATGTTTTCAGCGATCTGGCTGATGAAATAGGTCTTGCCTGTTCCTGCACCACCTGAAACGTGTGCATACTTCTGTGTTGGATCGTTGATGAACTTGATTACATCAAGGAATCCAGCCTGTTGGCCCTTGTTAAGTGACATTTTTCTTACCTGCCATGGTTTAGGGGGAGAGATTGCTCCCTCCCCCGCTTGAGATCAGCCACACTTGGAGTGGCCACAATCCAGACACGCAAGGCATCCAGACTCGTTCTTCATGTTTGAGCTATGACACTTGGAGCAAAGCTCAACCTTTTCAACAGAGACATCAGCAGGAATCGCTTTGGAAACAACTTTGACATTCTCTGGAATGTAGTTGATTTCCATCATGAATTCTTCGATGACCCCACCAATGGCAGCAGCATCAGAGGGGATATAACGTCCTTTGACCCAGCTTCCGCCTCTGGGATCAAAGACTGCTTTCAGTTCTTCGACCACAAAGGAAACGTCACCACCACGTCTGAAGATAGCCGAAATCATTCGAGTGAGAGCGACTGTCCAAGCGAAGTGTTCCATGTTCTTGGAGTTCATGAAGACTTCGTAAGGACGCTTCTTCCCATCTTCTTCGATGTAGGTCATGGAGACATACATCGCATGTTCAGATCCACCAGTCTTGATCTTGTAGGTTGACCCTTGCAGAGCTTCGGGACGACCAGCAAGAACTTGAGGCTCAGGCTTGGTCTCTGGTTTTTCCTTTGGTTTCTCTTCAACAGCGAGAATGGAACCAGTGACAGGATTGGGCCGATAGGTGGTGCAGCCTTTGCAGCCAGACTCATAGGCCACCATGTAGACCTCTTTGAACTCTTCAAAGGAGATCTCTTCAGGCAGGTTGATGGTCTTGCTGATAGAGCTGTCTACCCACTTCTGAGCTGTTGCCTGCATCTTCAGATGAGCAGAAGCAGGAAGATCTTGAGCTGTCACCAGATGAGGAATGGGATCATCATCATCGAAGTTGATCAGCTCACGATAGAGTCGAACTGCATAGTCTTCGACTTTCTCCAGTCTCTTGGTTCCATCAGGATTCAGAACCTTGCGAGTGTAGGAAGGAGCAAAGATAGGCTCGATACCACTGGAGATATTACCAGCATACAGGCTGATGGTCCCTGTGGGAGCAATCGACATCAGGTGGCTGTTTCTGATCCCATGCTGGATGATACCATCTTGGATGTCTTTAGGCAGACTTGAGATGAAACGACCAGATACATACTTCTGACGTTGTTCCAGAGTCATGGTCACAGGGCAGGGTCCATAGAGCTTGGCAAGCTCGATAGACTGTCTGTAGGCAGCACAGGTCATGGTCATCATGATGGTGTCCAGAAGGCTTGCAGCCTCGTCTGAACCATAGGTCAGACCCATCATGAGGAGAGTATCAGCCAGACCAGTGATCCCGATCCCCATACGACGCTTGGCTTTGGCTTCAGCTAGTTGCTGTGGAATGGGGAACAGGGAAATGTCGATGACTGCATCAAGGATTTCTACAGCCTGCTTGGTGACTTTCTCCAAAAGATCCCAGTCAATGTAGGAATCTTTGGTGAAAGCATTGATCACCACTTTGGTCAGGTTCACTGAACCAAGGAGACAAGCTCCATAGGGAGGCAGAGGTTGCTCACCACAAGGATTGGTAGCTGCAATGGTTTCAGCATACCACAGGTTGTTCATTGCATTGATCCGGTCGATGAAGATCACACCCGGTTCAGCAAAGTTGTAAGTGTTGTCCATGATCTTTTCCCAAAGATCTCTGGCTCTCACCGTCTTGTAGATCCGACGTTCACCATGACGATTGGTAAAGTGGAGGTTCCAGTCAGCGTCATTCTTCACGGCATTCATGAATGCGTCTGTGACCAGCACACTCAGATTGAACATACGAAGACGCAGAGGATCTCTCTTGGCCGTGATGAAGTCTTCGATGTCAGGATGGTCACATCTCATGGTTGCCATCATGGCTCCACGACGAGAACCAGCACTCATGACTGTTCGACACATTGCGTCCCAGACATCCATGAACGTCAGAGGACCAGAAGCGTCAGCATCCACACCTTTGACAGGTGCCCCTTTGGGACGAAGGGTGCTGAAGTCATAACCGATACCACCGCCTTGTTGCATGGTCAGAGCAGCTTCCTTGAGCATGTCAAAGATACCTGCCATGGAGTCAGGAATGGTGCCCATGACGTAGCAGTTGAACAGGGTCACATTTCGACCTGAACCAGCACCAGCAGTGATACGACCAGCAGGAAGGAACTTGAAGTCTTCAAGAGCCGAGTAGAACTCACGAGTTCGGGAAGCGATCACAGTGTCAGGAAGGTCCATGGTGTGATCATGGCCATACAGCTCAGGCTGAGAGTTTGCACAGGCTTTGGCGATACGCATCCAAGTGTCTTGGACCGTTTCATCATCTGGCACTTCTTCTCGTTGAGTGATCAGACGATACTTTTCCCTCCAGATCTGCTCAGAGATCGGTTGGGAGAAGGGGTTTTTTGAAGACATGATGTCCCTTTCTTCAGTTGGAAAAACAGAAGCCCCCACTGGTTTGGGTCGGGAAAACCAGCAGGGGCTTCACTCACCCTCGACCCTGATGCAAGCAGGGTGGGGTCAGGTTCAGAACGTCAGACATGTTTCCATGTGACGAAGTTTTTGATCATGGAAATGTTTCCTTTGGAGACACCATACATCTTCCCGAGCTGAACTGTGGATAGGGTGGAAGATCGGATTTCCCGTATCTGTTGTTCAGTTAGCTTGGAGAGGTGCGATGCTTCTCCTTTGGTTTGGTTTCCATGATCCACCATATCTTGAGAGTTGTCAGCATTGCTTCCATATCTCAAGTTCAATGGTGTATTGTTTGTCTTGATCCCATCATTGTGAAGCACAATGAGACCCAGAGGAATAGGTCCAATGAAAGCCATGGCTACCAGCCGATGAGCTAACACATTGGTTTTGATGGCATTCACTGAAAAGACAAAACAGACATAGCCATCTTTGTTGATGACTTGAGCCAGAGGCTTTGTCTTCCCAACACGTCTGGCATTTCCTTGGTCACTGATCTCATAGTAACCTTCGAAGCCTATACAGTCTTTCCAGTTTTCCATCAAAAAGTTCCCCAGTATTGGGCAGACGGAGGCAAGTGAGACTTCCACATCTCATCAAAGTAGCAGTTGTCAGGTGCGTATTCGAAAAGAGGAGCGATGTCCTCCTTTCTGAACCCACCTAGACCACAGCCAACTTGTGTCACTTGGAAGTCCAGTTCGGGATGTTCTTTGGCGTAGGAAAGGAACTTCTGCACATGGGCAGTCACCTCGTCAAGAGACATGAAGGTGATGTTGTAGCCCTTCGTAGGAAGCGCATAGCAGTTCCCTGTGGGGCCTTCTCCTACGCCCATCTCAGCACCCCGATACTGGGCAGCATAACGTGCTGCACCAGCTCCGTGGATGCCAGAGCGGTTGCTCCCGAAGACGAAGACCATCTTCGAGGTGTCCATGGTTTGACGCATTCCTTTGAGCCTTTCAAAGCCAGATAAAAACCGAAAAGACGAGTCTTTCAGGTAAACAGATTGATCTGAGGTTCAAAGATGTCTTGGTTGATTCCAAGATCCTTGGCCATCTCGATGATCATCTCATGCTGCTTCACCCAGTCAGGCTGTTTCACAACCCAAGGATGGAAGATCTCAGCATATAGATGACACTCCAGACGATCAGCAAATCTGAGCCACTTGGCTTCATCCAGAGTCAGTTCAAAGTGGGGGATGCTGTGTCTCCGGGCAAGCTGTTCTTCAGCTTCAGCATGGGCACGGCCAATCTCAGGGAACATCCTCTTGAAGGGATAGCTGAGATCACCAGCCCACTTCTCTCCACAGTCATGGGCAATGGCTTGACCCAGAAGGTTCCGAGAAGGATTGGGGTGGAGTTTCAGAATGATCATAGCCACACCCCAGCTATGGTCAGCATCTGTCTGATGCAGTCGAGCCATCACAGGATTGGTGTGATAGCGAATTGTCTGACCAGTTGCATGAGCAGTCCTCACGTTGGACATTCGCCTTCCTTTCTCATTCTCCAGTAGAAGACGGGAAGACGAGCATTGTTCTCTTCATGCTCATTCATCACGTTCACACTGTATTCAGCCCTTGCATCACTGCGTTCAGACTGGACCACAATCTCTTGTGATCCATTCCGTTTGCAGACAAGGAACTTCTCGTTGGGAAGAATCGCTCTACCTTTGTCGAAGTAGATGATCTCTTTGGGAGGATCAGTTCGCAGCATCGACCTTCTCCAGAGGACGAATGCGATGATCAGGGGCGAAGATCGGGAGACGTTTTCCAGAACGCACGGTCTGGAAGATAACGCCCATCAATCGAGTCTTCGATTGCTGCTTCTTCATCTTTTGGAATTCCGGCGAATTCTGGAATTTGGTCTCCTCCTCGATCATGAAGGGAAGCATCATGACCGGGTAGCTGACCGTGTTGTTCAAGAATGCTCGTGACATTGGAAGCCTTTCTGGATCGTTCGATCCTGAGTTTCTGGTTCTTTTTGTGCGTGACCATCTGAAGATGATCAGGGTTCACACACAAGCGATTGTTGCACTTGTGGTCGATTTGTTTCTTGCCGGGGACGAACCCATTGTTGTTGGTGTAAGCGACGATGTGAACCGCCACTGTCTGACCGTCAAGAGACATCCGAGGGTATCCACCACCACGACCAGTCCCGGAATGAGAGCCTTGCCAGACATGGCAGGGAGTCTCGTATCCGCAGTCCTTGATGACAATATTTGACTTGATCTTGTCATCAATGAGGGTTCGTCTGCACATCAGAACACCACCCTTCCCCACAGGACGTTGAGGGCGATCCAGACCTGTCTGGGGAGAGCTTTGAGAGCATCCCAGCGATACAGGGTGTCTCGTATCTCATAGTATCGAGCCACACGAATGGACTCGAAATCCAGATCAGCATCATCGTCAGTGGTCCAGCCATCACCACGAGTATAGTGGATATTGGCGTTTTCGATCATGTAGTAGCCATCAGGGAGATCCCCGATGCAACCTTCGATCATGTAATCGAGACACCCACTCTCGTAGTGTTCACACGAGCAGAAGCCGTTCTTCTCAGGGAACTGAGACGAAAGAACGTAGTGGATGATGACGTTGCCATCCTCGATCTCGAAAAGAATGTCTTCAGGGATGTTCTGATACTCAGGATCATAGCCGAGTTCACATTCTTCGACTTGCATTTCAAAGCCCATGCTGGCCTCCTTGGTTCAAATGAAAGTCGCCATGGCTGGGGGCAACCATGGCGACTCAGGCAAGTCTCAGGACTTGCTTTCTAGGAAAGCAAGCCTAGAGGCTTGTCATTCGGCATCCTGAATCTTCTGCTCTTCAGCAGCAGTCAGGCCAAGAGCCGAATAGCTCTTCTTGGCCGACGACTTGAACAGCTTCACAGCTTTCAGATCTTCAGGCTTCTTTCCGCCAAGGATCCAGTTGTTGTAGAGCTTCCGCATCTGCTCTGCCTTGGTGGCAGGCTTCGGCGGTTCACTCGACTGAACCATCTTGGCGAAATCATCATCACTCTTCACGGGAGCCTCCTCTTTGGGTTCAGGCTTCGGTTCCTCATTCGGAGGCGAAACCAGAGAGAAAGGATCACCATACTTCTCGATCCAGCGACCAATGGAACGGGTCGAAGTCACAAGACGACGAGCGATTTCAGACTTGCTGATGCCATCACGGATCATCTGGAAGGCTTGGCTGACTTCTTCAGGAAGAGTCGTCGGTTTCCCTTGGACTTCCTTAGTAGTCTTGACCACATCCTTGTTCTGAGTCCCCGGATTCGGATCATCAGCCAGAGACTTGCCAGACGAAGTGGCAACAGGCTTCACAGGGGTTGTGGGCTTGCCACCACCTTCCAACGGACTCACTCGGACGATCTCACCATATTTGCCTACTTCGATTTCTTCGAAGGGACGGATATGGTTGCCTTCCACAGCGTTTTTGATGAGCTGCTGAAGGGTGATGTCACCCGAGACGTGGGAGCCAGTGTTCACCTTGTCATGGGCACTGTTGCTCATGGTTCCGATGATCTCATAGGCACAGACACGAGCTTTGGTGTCTTCGCCCACAGGAACAGCGATGAAGTCTTCAGGGTTCACCAGCACGATCAGGGTATGGGCACCACTGAAGTTTTTCATGTAACCGAGATTGGCCACATGGAGACCAGTCGAACACGAGTTGTGACGGCTGGAGTCAACCAGATTCACCTTCATGACGACACGAGAACCGACCCGCTGCTTCACTTTGCCCGTATGGCAATCCTTGAAGTAGGGGTCATCAGCCTTGTTCACACGCTTGTAGGCGATGATTCGGCCATCATTCGTCAGAGGCATCTCAGACAGCTTGATGAACTTCATTAGATCTTCTCCCGAGTGCTTCCGGCTTTTCAGAACAGGAGCCAGACGCTTCAGGAAGTTGGCCACAGACGGACTCTTTTCAGCAGCAGCCCGTTGAATGTGACCAGACAGGTTTTCCACATCCGGGATGTGGACCTTCTCACCATCGACCTTGACAGCGACAGCGACTTTGCGGGGATAGAAGATCCCCTGAACTTCACGACCGTCGATGATCTGAGTGACCTCGATCCCATGGTCTTCCAGATCAGCCGGAAGAATCTTGGCAATCTTGGAGAACTCATCCAGATTGATCTCGACAGCGTTGGTTCCGCTCAGACGAGAAGTCAGATACTCGGTGATCTTCACCGTATCGTAGTCTCCATCGTTCTTCACTTCGATCAGTTCCCCAGTGATGGTGAAGAGGGTGATTTTCTCACCCGACACCAACATGGAGATGACCTGTTTGGTGGACGAATCCATTGTTTTCCCTTTCTCAGGAGAAGAGTTTCAGAGTGGTGATGACTGAATCCACAAGCCGATCTTTGCCTGCCTTATCAGTGTCAGACCAAAGAGAAGAGATCGTAAAGGCGTTGAAGACCTTCGAGACACCCGTCATGTGACGAATGTTGGAGGACTCTTTGTCTTGCCTCCAGAGCTGTTCCAGATCTATGTTGAGTTTTCTCTTCAGGGTCTTCAGAGGATAAAACTCGGTATTCATGAGGAGATTCACACCTCTGGATTCATACCAGAAGTCTTCATCTGCCTCATCGACAGGCTCCATACCCAGCTCCAATTGGATCAGGGGATGGCGAAGCATCTCTTCAGGGAATGGGGTCCATTCCTTGATTCGAGCAGCACGAATGATGTTCATCATGCGGTCGATATTCACCGACAGGGTGTCATACCACTTGATGATGTCATCGTAGAAGGGAATTGCTCCCATCTTGATCAGAGTGTCCGCACTTCGTTGGTGATTCACCGTAACGAACTTGGGGTTCTTCTTCATGAACCAGTAGACCAATTCCCTGTCAGGACGCTCACCAGAGCTGTATCCCTTCAACGTATACTGGGTGACATAGAAGAAGTGAGTCGGATCAGGAATCTGGTCATTGGGATTGGTGCTGCACCAAGTCTCAGCATTCTGGGGACAAATCAGACTGTAGGTCGGAAGCGTCTTCACTTTGGGTCTTGATTTAGCCTTCACTGGTTCAGCGCCTTCGTAGACAGTGAAGCCCATGGACTCCAGAATCTCTTTGGCTTTCTGGTATGCACCTTTCCTTTCGTGAACGACGTAGGCAGGAGCAGCACAGCTCACACCATCGTAGTAGTAATGGAGTCCTTGTATCATCTGGCTGTGAGTGTGAATTCTTGCAGGAACCACAGTGTCTTTCAGAGCAGTGGCTGTCTTCGCCAGAATGACTGTCTTAGTCATCATGGTGAAGGAAAGCTCGTCACTGTTTCTGGGTGCCCAGAGATTCAGAGTAGAGAGTCCTTTGGGAGAACGAGCCAGACGAGGATCTTTGGAATCAATGCCTCCACGGACTCCGTATTTGGTCTTTCTGGTGTTGGCAAAACCACGGTCCCAGATAGGAGCAATCCAATCATCTCTGATCATCAGACGCATCGTAGGATGTAGACTGACATCAGCGGGGAACTCCTTCTTCATCTCACGAATGAACTTCATCTGATCCAGTAAGAAGCTGTGACGAAGGTATTCAGAGACGAAAGTCAGGCTGGCATCATGGGAGTGGACGTTGAAGACATCCTTGATCGGTTTTTTCATCGCAGCGAAAACGATGTGTTTTCCTTCAGGATAGACCTTCAGGAAGTTCTTGAAGATCAGAGTCCTCCAGCGTTCCATCTTGATGTGACGACGAATGTCGCCAAGATTGCTGGTGAGCAGAGTCGCCATGATGTTCCAGAGGTCTTCTTCTACTCCATCAAACCGCATCTTGAGAAGACGGTCTTTCATGGATCGAGCAGAGATGATTGTCTGGAAATTCTGAGACAGACCAAGTTTGCCCAAATCAATGAAGGTGAACTCCGGCTGGAGCTTGTGATGGTCTTTGCAGATCTTGAAGTAGTCTTCAAAGAACAGATTCAGCATCGGTTCGATGAGAACGTTGAACCGTTCTGAACACATCTCGAAGACTGTTTTCACAGTCTCTTTGGACTTCTCTCCCATGTTCAGACCTTCCCGGTTGGGGAGAGGACTGAGAGTGTCAGGAGCGAAGCCAACGAAGAGATCGTATCCCTTCGAGATGAGCTTCATGAAGTCGTATTCGTCTTCATACTCCTCGAACATGGGGATCTCATAACGAACTCCACCGTAGACTGCCCAGATTCGTCCCTGACGATGGTTCTCATCAATCAAGTATTGACCGACAGTCAGAGAGTCAGAGTCGATGAACTCGTCTTTCTCGTCTTCGTAGTGGATCATTGCCTTGATGCCACTCAGGAATAGAACGTCCTTGATGTGTTCATAGGCTTTGAGCATGTCCCCTTTCTTCAGGGGAATCGTCACCAGAAGACCCGTCTCAGTCGTAGGAACACGAACTAGACATGTCATTCCCGGCTTGCCTCCATTGGCTTCAGAGACTCGGGAGATGAGATACATGTTCTTGGTGCCACCATAGTGGGAGGTGACAGTGAAGGATTCGGTGTAGGCAAAAGGAGACTTGCTCCCAAGACCGAAGCCACCAGTCTGGTTCTTCATCTTCCGTTTGGTCGAGCCACCATACATGCAGTAGATCTCGTGCATGTTGTCGTCGTTCTCACCGGGATCAATCCCCGGACCATAGTCCCGGATGATCAGACCAGTGGTCTCATTCAGGTAGATGTCGATGGGACGATCTTGGCAGTTGCCCATACGGTGAGCATCCCAAGCATTGAACATGACTTCCTGAATCATAGTGCGAAGAGGCTTCTGATAGAAGCCAGTCGAGAGCATCGACATGAGCATGGGGTCATCAGAAACCCCAAAGCTCCGGGTTACAGACTTTTGGCCGACCAGCACTTCAGTCTGAACCAGCTCAGTGCCGTTCATCACTTCCATTGCGTTGTTCCTTGGTTCACGGTTGAATGGACCGGAAGACAGGGTTCGCACCTGTGTTTCCCAAGTCGGGGTGTCCTATGTTAGACGAGATAATTTCCCCTGTCTGAGTGTCCTGACTTTGGGTTTCCCCGTTCCCTAGACGACTTCCAGTTCGAAAAAGAAAAGGAGACCAAGGGGTCACTACTCCCTTAGTCTCCTTTCCACAGTCTATCCGTAGCCAGCTTATCTCTAGCTCCTTTCAAGGCTGCTGTGGCAGTCTATCAGGCATTCATGGCTGGGTCCGTCCTACGGATAGGTGTGTCAGCAGGAATCATTCCTTCTTCTGCGATTTCGGTTCAGCGTGGGAGACCGTCACCCAGTCACGATGACCGTTGCGATCACGAACGCTCTTCAGATGGGGCGGACGACGACGCCCAGCCTTGGCAGGCATACCAGCTTTTGCCCGGACGGAGCCAAGGGATTTCTTCCGGGTCTTGCCGCTCTTATCGGCCATTTGAGATTCTCCATTGTTGATGGGTTCGAAGCGAACCAAAAAGAAGAAGCCGAGGATCTCTCCTCGGCTTCATACACCAACAGATCTTCGGTGAATCTCTCCACGATCCCTGTGAGACAAAGATGGATCAGGTGTCTTGCAAAAGCAAGGGCTTCAGATTGACTTTGGTGCGATTTATTTCACCATCAGTCTTGTGAAGAGTTACAGCTTGAATCCCTCCTCTTGAGAAGAGGGCTTTTTGCTTAGCCCACTTGTTGGGGGCAGAGAGTGTTCTGAAGTGTTCAGCAAAGACTCCCATGATGTCTCTCTGTCGATCATGGTGGAAGTGAGCAGTCCAGATGAACCTCCAATACTTGGCCTTGGCCCAAGCATCAGGGAACTGGTCTGCAAACACTCCTTTGAGATCTTCCCACTTGGCTTTGTCTCCATGGTTCGGGAAGACAGCACACAGGCCCCATGGGATCACTCTGAAGTCATCATCAGTGACGATGATCTTCACTCTCTTGTTGTCTTTGAAGTAGGCTTGGAGAGTAAGCATGACAGCGATGTAAGCTGTCTCATCATGGTTTCCACGGAGAAGATGGACTTCCACTTCTTCATGGGTTCTGAGAGCCAATACGATAAACCTGCTCATGATCTGGATGGCATCCTGAGAGTTCTTGAGGACGTTCTCTCTAATCACGTCACAGGCGTTGCCAGAGGCTGGTGTGAGGCCCTTGTGGTCATTGGCATCGAGTAGATCACCCAGTTCAAGGATGACTGCCTTCTTGGCCTTGGGAAGGCTTCCCATGAGCTTGTAAGTGCATCTCTCAATTTCTTTCAGATACTCAGGATCTCCATACTGACCACCGATATGGAGATCTGCCAGAGGAATGAAGTTGCACAGCTCTTCGTCACACTGAGCAGGTTTGGGAATAGGCTTCAGTTTGTCGATGTCTTTCAGAGCTTCCTTGAGTCTGTGGGTAAAGCTTTCTGGTGGGATCTCTGGATTCTCTGAGACCCAGAACACTGAGTCTCTTGAACCAGTCACAGGATCGACAACGATTCTCCATCCATGACGAGCAATTCCAACGTCAAGACCTGTGGTCTCAAGAGCTGCAACTTGACCCGGAGAGTCTTCAGCAGCCTCCCATTTCAAAGCTTTTTTGATGAGTTCCTGAAGAGATGACCTTGCAAGACCAAGCTGCTTTGCTGTTTTTGTCATGTTCTCTTTGTTCTCACGCCAAAGGCGTAGAGCCTCTGACTGCTTAGATGTCATAGGCATCAAGAGATCCTTCTTTGGTGAGTTTGTTTGGTTTGATCAAGTAAATCTAAGATCATTCCATGGCAAGAGGTAGCGTTGGGACAGTGTATGAGTCCAAATTGTAACGATAAGCCCCTTTAGTAATCCTAAAGGCTTTCAATCTGAAAGAAGTGTTCATGGTGCTTGCTGAAGAAATGCTAGAGTTCATACCACAGCAAACTCCAAGGGGTGTTACTGTAGCAGCATACAAGGCATTAGAGCCAATTGTGTGTGTATTTACACGAACACCATTCACATACAGACTAAGAGTGCTTCCTTTTCTGGAAACAGCAAGGTCATATGATGTATTTGTTGCTGGAATAATTCCTGTAAAATCGACAGCAACCTCAGAAGATCCATCTATAGAGTAGATGAATTGGAATTTTGTTCCTGTGCTGGTGTAAACAATAGCCCAAGACAATTCACCTGAAGAGCCTGATCTACGAACTCCAAGAATTTGTCCAGAAGACCATCCTGTAGTCTCATTTGCTCCAAAGACTTCTACGGTGAAATCACCGGAGTCAAAGAGATAGCCAGATTCAGCAGAGAAGTATGGTGAAGTCACAGATGCACGACGACCAAACCCCAAAGAGGTAAGACCGACATACGCTTGACCGTTTGCAACAAGGTTTGGTGTATTTGTGCCACTTCCACCAATTGCAAAACCTGAAGGAGAATCGAATCCCAACAAGAGTTTTACATTGCTGAAGTTAGGATCATCCGTGGAATTTCTACCAAATTTAGTAGATGGTGGTGTGAAGTCTGCTTGTGAATATCTAGCAGTTCCTGTGGTAATCCGAACCTCATCCATAAACTCCTGCCAACCATTTGTTGGTGTAGCAGAAGAAACTGTATAGGCTCCCACAAAGAAGTTAAAAGTGGATGTCGTCCAAATAGAGTTTGAATTGATGGTGTATGAGCTTGCTGACCCCGATGCAAGATCACCATCAAAGTGGATATAAATGTTTCCACCTGAACGAGATACAGCAAGATGATGGGGATTTCCGTCAAATGCTGTAGCAAGATTGATGCTTTCAATATCAAAGTCATAATTGATGGCTACTGTGCTGGCAGAACCATCAAGAGATGCAATGAATCTGAATCTATTACCAGAAGCATCATAGCTGATATACCAGCAACGATTTCCGGTTGTGCCCCAGCGACCCATCAAAGTTCCAGAATTTGGTTCAACAGAAGCTTTGATCCAGCATTCAATAGTGAAATCACTATTTCCAAGGTTTGAGATTGTGGGATCAGAAATATATCCAGAAGAGTCCGCAGAAATGCGGCCTTTCATTGCTCCACCAAATTTTCCTTCAGTTCTGCTCCAGAAAGGAGGATCAAAATGTTCAAAGGTAGAACCTAGTGAACTTTCATCCAAAAAAGGAAGAAGATTCACTACACTTGTTACATTAGAAAAAGGAACCACAGGGTCAGCAGAAGAGAGAACAACTGAGGCTGCAACTGTTCCCAGAAGATTTGAAAGGCTCATGTTGTCATGTCTCCAACTGCAAGATACTCATCAGTCCCGATTGGAATTAGAGAGAAGGCAGAATACTGTGTTCTGCTTTTCAGTCCTGTTGCAAAGCGAATGGTTGCTGTTCCTGCCAGAGTGATCTGTCCTGCACCATATTGAATAATATGAATAGGTTCTACTCCAGTAAGACCAGTATTCACTGTAAGAGTGATAGCTGAACCATTGCTCATTCTGAGAACAACGTTTCCAGCAAAATCACTATTCTGAAGGGTATATGATGTTCCTGCTTGAGAGTTGATACTCTTAGCAGGGAAATTTAGACCATTCGTTCCATTTGCCCCAGCCGGTCCTGTATCTCCAGTAAGACCTTTGATGTTCCCAATTACAGTCCAAGTTCCAGAAATTTTCTTGTAGACATCAGAGTTTGCCTCTCTGAGGTAAAAATCTCCATCAGATCCACCAGTAGGAACACCTGAGCCTGAGGTCCAAGTAGCTCCGTTTGCACCAGCAGGTCCGGTTGCACCAGTGGCTCCTGTAGCCCCTGTTGGACCAACTTCACCTTGGATCCCTTGTGGACCTTGGGCACCAATCAGAGACACACCAGCAGGCCAAGAACCAGCAGTCTTGGGACCGTAGAGCATGGATGTAGAAGTGCGAAGATAGAAGTCTCCATCTTCGCCTTCTGTAGTAGGAGCAGAGGTTCCATTAAGGATTGTGCGACCATCAGCACCTTCTGATCTCCACATGTTACTGCCCAAGAGATCATCAATCAGAGCAACAATGTTGCCTGTATGAGTGACTCTGAACCAGTTCATGGGAGTGGTTCCCAGAACATCGTTCTGATCCATCGTAGTAAACCAGAGAGAGCCACCATAGGTCGTTCCCTGCCAGACAGACACGAGAGCAGCTCTACACTCTGCAATCACATTGGCATCATTGGCTCTGACCCATGGTCCAGCAGCAGCAACATAGATCCCGTTTTCAGCAGGATTGGTCTGAGCTGTCAGGAGGACTCGATACTTGTTGGCCACCATCTTACCGTCGATGGTCATGAAACCGCCTGTAGCGATGTCGATATTGCTGGTTGCGACCAGACGGCAAGGGACTTTGAATCCAACGTTTGAAGGCAGAGACCCCACAGTAGTCTGGGGAGTGTAGACTGAAGCGTCATCGTCCCAGATGTATGAGGTATCTGTGTCCAGAGCGATGTAGATCGTTCCTACTTCACCTGTTGCAGGGAAGAAGGTCATATCTGTGTATTCGATCACATCGCCAGTTGAAGGGAGCTGAGATGCAGGAACTTTTCCTGCTGAGTTCAGACTGGCATATCCATCAGGGGCACCTTTTTCAGCCTTGTTTTCTTTGGCATCAAGAAGAACTGGGTCAACAGTTCCAGCAGGGCCTTCTGGTCCCATTGGACCTTCAGGACCGGGATCACCTTGATCTCCTTTTGCACCTGTAGCACCAGCAGGACCAACTGGACCTTGAGGACCAGTGTCTCCTTTGTCTCCTTTCAGCCCATCTGCCCCATTGGTTCCGTTTGCTCCATTGGTTCCACGATCACCGATGATTCCGATGAACCAAGCAGAACCATTGCCTGAACCAGTGAAGTAATCAGACAAGAAAGTGACTGAAGTAGATGAAACCTCAGTCACCAGACCTTCCATGTAGCGACCAGCTTCAAGGAAAGCCCTTAGACGGGTTCCTACAGCCCATCCAATGTTGGAGGCTGTCTCTGTATAGGCAAAGGTCTTTGACCCTACTCCAAGCGTCACTATGGAGTTGGAGATACGGGTTGTCTGTCCAGCAGGACCAGCGGGTCCAACAGGGCCTTGGGCACCGTTTACACCGGGGGCACCATTGATCCCATTTGTTCCATTTGTGCCGTTTGTTCCAGCCGGTCCTTGAGGTCCAACTGGTCCCTGTGGTCCCATAGGCCCTTGCGGTCCTTGAGGCCCCATAGGTCCGGCTGGGCCTTGTTCACCAACAGAACCAAACCCGGAAGTTCCGGGTTTCACTCCAACAAGAAGAGAAAGCTGTCTGTTGACTGGTTCCAGCATGGCCTATCCTATTATGCACTGAGAGCGGCTGCCAGTTTTGCATTCTTTCTTGCGTCAAGAAGAGCATCTTTGAGAGTCAATCCCGGTGCGATTTGAGCTGTAAGAACAGCTCCTGTCACATCGTCAGCAGTGAGTTCACCAATTTTGTTGGTGAGACTCATGTTGTTGAGGCTTCTCATTGAAAGAGAACCTGAAGGTTGAGTCGTGTCTTGTAGACTCATTGTCTTGGTAACTCTTGCCGTGACATCCGAGCTTGGAACAGAAACATCAACAGAACTCATTCTGTTAAGGCTGTTCATAGAGAGACTGGCTGTGGGAGTTGCTTGTCCCACAGCAGCCATTTGGCCCGGATACCAGTGGAAAGAGAACCAAGAACCAAGAGGCATCAGTCAGGCTCCACCGCAAAGTCGATGATCCATGTCAGGGCACCAACTGTGCCTGTGCCGTTTTGTTTCACAGTGCAGCCTTCTCCCGGTCTCAGCGCAAAAGGACGCTGATTTGGGTTAGAAGGCTGAAGCAGGTTCAGACGTTCCAGCATCATCTGAGTGTTTGTAGGCACGGCTGTCTGCTCTTCTGACGACATCAGCAGAGACTGGAAAATCACACCATCAGTCACACCAGCAGTAATGGTGTGGCCTGCTGTGACACCTGTCAGAGCTGGGTCAGCAGAGTTGAAAGCCATCGGAGTCAATGCAGTCAGTGTCGGGGCACCTGTGAATCGACGGAAGTCGAAACGGTTGATGACACCAGTAACAGCGGTGATGTTCAGGTTGAGGCAGTAAAGACCCGTGATATAGAGGGTCTGTGCCGAAGCAGACTGGTTGAAGACAGCAATGTGATACTTGTTCGAAGCTGGAACAATGCTGTCAGCAAAGACTCTGAATGAGGGCGCACCGGGAAGGTAGACACCTTGTTCCAAAAGAGTATCCGCGCCTTTGACGCGGGATCTCATGTCGAGCTTGTCGCCTGTGCTGTCAGGCGGAACTTGTGTAAAGCTCTGGGTCATAGATCAATCCTCCACATAGATCATAGTTCCGGGAAGGAACTGAGGAGTTGCACCAGCAGCATAGATGCGAGGAGCATTCAGTGCTGAACGACGAAGAATCTGACCAGTTGCAATCACACTGATTGAAGAGTGTGTGATTGTCTCAGTCCCTGAGAAGCCGCCTTCGTATTCTGGGAAAGAAACCAGAGCAGCATTCTTGTAGCCCGGACCATTGGGATTGGCTGCATATGGAACTGTTCCATCACAGATGGTCAGACCAGAGGAGTCTCTTGTGACCACTTGAGGAACGTATGCAGCATACGTCGGAGCGTTGGTCGAAGCGACACCCGCTTCCCCCGGATCAGCAGTGTGAAGGTTGATTTGAAGAGTGGCACCATAGGAAGGCATAGCCACTCCATTGGCTTCAAACTTCACATAGTCGTTTTCGGTGGCATTGCTCTTTGACATGAAAGGATCCTCTCTTAGGAGTATGACACTCCAGTCAGATTTCCAGAGGTATAGATGAACGTCTTTACCAGATCAATCCCACTTGGGGTTGAGCCTGATAGAGTGACAGATGCAAGACCATCTGAACCGTAGCTGAAGGTTTTCACTACCCCATTTGAGTAGGTGATAGTTTGAAGTTCCCCTCCTGAATAGACGAAAGTTGCATCATACGCAGAAAGGTTTTTGGAAACAGTTTCAAAGGTATCAGCCATTCCTCCAGATCCGGGAGGGCCTTGAATACCTTGAATGCCCTGTGGTCCCTGTGGACCTGTTGGTCCCACTGGTCCTTGCGGCCCTGTGTCTCCAGTATCTCCTTTCAGTCCTTGGATACCTTGCGGACCTTGTGGACCAGTAGGCCCTTGAGGTCCGGTGTCACCTGTGTCTCCTTTAGGACCAGCAGGGCCTGTAGGCCCAGTCAATCCAATTGGGCCTTGTGAACCAGTTGCTCCGGTTGGACCTTCTGGTCCTTGGGGACCAGTCAGACCAATTGGACCCTGTGGTCCAACGTCCCCAGTGTCTCCTTTTGGTCCTTGAAGTCCAGTAAGTCCAATAGGCCCTTGAGGGCCAGTTGGTCCGGTATCTCCGGTGTCACCTTTCGGTCCTTGTGGTCCGGTTGGACCCTGAATCCCTTGAATACCTTGAGGCCCTTGGGGTCCAGTATCTCCTGTATCGCCTTTTGGTCCTTGAATACCCTGTGGTCCTTGGTCTCCTGTATCACCCTTTGGACCTTGGATACCTTGAGGACCGGGAACTGTAGAATTAGCTCCTGCTGGTCCTTGAGGGCCTTGTGGTCCTACTGGACCTTGGATTCCTTGTGGTCCCTGAATGCCTTGGGGGCCTTGCGGACCTTGGTAAGTGGTTGATTTCAAACCAACAGACAGATTGAACATCTGCTTGATTGGTTTTTCAACAACGACAGCAAATGGAGGATTGATGCTGGATGACAGTGCATCAGCATAGTGAACCACCTTGATTGTGAACAGTGGTCCAAGACTCTCATTGATGTCGAGTTGATCAGCCATTGGTGATGTCTCTCTCCACAATCACTTTGAAGGTTTCTGATGAGACTTTTCCTTCAGCTCGAACGAACTGAACGTCCATGTCATACTCTCTTGGTTTCCAGAGAGCTGTATCAGCACTTCCAAGACGAACTGAGAAGTCTCCTTCAGGGCCATCAGTGATGATCACATTGAAAGTGGAAATGAGCTTACCAGCCCAAGCCATCTTTGAAGTGATGGTCCAAGTAGAGATGTCCACTTTGATGGCAGCAGCATAATCTGCTTGAGCTGCAATCAGAGCTGCATTTGTGGATGTGATGTCAGCAGGAACTTGAGGATTGGCAGCAAGAGCAGCATTGTATGCTGCTTGAGCTGCTTCCAAAACTGCTTTTGCAGCAATGGCAGCGTTGTTGTTCTCGTCTTGAACAGTCATATCGAGGCGAAAATCATCGCCCCTCTTCACTGTAATTTTTGGAGGTTTTGTTGCCATTTGGTCAGATCTCCTTAGAGTCAAGTGACCTATAGCATGAAGTGAGAAAAAGAAAAGTGGCCAGAGCTTGCGTAGGAGGTTCCACTAGCTCTGGCCTACAGATGATTGGGCAGCGCGAACCCGGCTCTATCTGCTTACCGCTGGGCTTTACCCCCCAGTCAGGGCAACCGAATCATTCTTCCGGCTCAAATACCGGAATGTCGTGTTCGTTCAAGAGGTCACGAACAACTTTGGCTTCGGATTTGCTCAGATTGACCAGATGTCCAGTCATCAAAGCACGAAGCTGATCCCTGTTTAGGCTCACCCGTCCTCTGTCACGCTCATAAGCCGAGTAAACAGCAGGGAAGAAATGCTGAAGAGCTTCGGCCAGAAGCTTTGCATAGACCCTGATCTCATATTGAGCATGGGAGTCATCACGCAGCTTCAAGAGCTTGGTCAGATTGTTGATGTCGATCTTCCAGACACACTCGGTATAGGTGTTCAGAGGAAGCACCATCCGAGCAGTTTCACGAGAGACCTTCTTCTCCAGAAGTTTCTCATAGGTGTCGAAAGCTTCGTTCGAGATACGAAGCATTTCCATCTGGACTTTAGCAGCAGTTTCCTTGTCCAGAGGTTCAGCCGATCCCTGCTTGTTCACAGTGTCTTGGTGACAAATGTGTTCAAATTCAGGGATGTAGAAGAGACGAACCATCTCGGAATAGCGACCTGAGTATTCGTTGACGTTGGCTGTTCGGTGCCTGATGAGTTGCCTCATGACAAAGATGGGAAGCCTCATGTGAACACGAATCTCACCCATCTCCAGAGGAGAGGTATGATGATTGTGAACCAGATAGTTGATGAGACCTTCATCAGTGTTGGTCTTCTTGGTTCCACGTCCATAGCTCATACGGGCTGAGTCAGCGATTGCTTTGTCAGATCCCATGACCTCACGGACAATGAAGAAACCATGGTCGAGAACACGGACTGCTCCTTCAGGCATGTCGGTCCATTCGAGGGTCTTGGGACCATCCATACCGACATCAAAGCCCTCTTCGTGGAGCTTTTTCTGAAGCAGATCAGCGTATTCGTTCAGAGCTTCCAGAGGACCGTTGTTGTCTACAAAGAGATGAGCCAGATTGGGAAGCATCTCATTGGAGTCTGCACCTTCAGGGGGAAGACGCTTGCAAGCATCAACCCAGATCACATAGTCGAACAGCTTGGCCTGATGACATGCCACGAATTCGTCCATTCGACGCATTCCGACATACATGTCGTAGCCACGTTCCAGCATGGTTCGAGCAGTTCTGGTCTTGTCGGGAGTATTGTAGGCAGAGATGAGATCAGCCCACAGTTTGCGGTAGTTGACCCGATCTTCGAACATGGCTTCGAAAGACGGATACCGCTCTTTTCCCCACATGGGCCAAATACACTCCTCCCCCACGAAATGGGAGGAGGAGGTAAAGGCCAGACCCAGTTTGTCACGGAGCAGCTCAGCAAAGGTGTCTTTGCCATGACGAGCATGACCGATGATCAGAAGCTTGGGTTTCCGGCGTTGGGTCATCAGTTGCCTGCCTTCACATGAGAGGCTTTGAAGAAGCCCGAGATGAAGCCCAGAGTCGCACCCAGTTGCCACATGGTCATGCCCATGGTGTCAACACCGAAGCGGTTGAGGGTGGACATGATGGTGTCGGTGAAGAAGAGACCGACAATCCATCCTGCGATCCCACCGAAGAGGGTTCCCAGAATGACCATCAGGATGACGAAGAGGACAAGGCCAACGGCCATGAGTCCTCCGGTGATGATCTGTCCCATCAGAGTCCGTTCCTTTCATCACGACGCAGAACCATCGACATCGGAGTCTCTTGGTTGGTCGATTGCGGTTGCTGACCATTCAGAAGTTTCATGGTCAGAAGAACTGCATCACGCTCTTGCTGAGAACGACGCATTTCTTTTGTGATCTGGGTCTGATGACGTTCAGCCATACCCAGATGTTCACGGAGCTGCCCGTTTTCACGACCGAAATGGTCGATCATTGCCAGCAGCTCTTCTTGGTATTCAGCCATCCCCTCAAGGATGTGAACCAGAGAACAGATGTGCTGGGTTGCCTTGCGATGACGAGTCCGTTCATCCTCATGGAGGTCTTGGACAGCGACGATCACACGACGGGCGTCAGCCATGTTGTCGGGCAGATCACCAAGATTAGCCAGATGACCCAGATATTCGTTCACAGCCTTCCCGTTCACATGGTTCTGAACCATGGCACGGATCTCTTTCATGCGGACACGAGGATCCACATGGAGGGCGAGATCAAAGCCCTCCGTCTTCGTCTTGGCCATTGGCTTTCTCCTCAAGCTTTGATGGCAGGTTGGGGGAAGTCTCCTGCGTTCTGATACTTCCCATCTCCATAAGAGGCAGGGTCGCTGATCAGATCGAACAGGGCTTGAGCAATCCCGGAACCAGCCGGAATATGCAAGGTTTCTTGTCCATGGTAGACAAGCTCAAGGGTGAGCCAGCCAGTCCATCCGGGTTCGACCACAGTGTTGAAGACTGACAGTCGAGAACGTGCCCAAGTGGATTTGTCATGGATTCTGGCAACCAGATTGTTCGGCATGGTGAACCGTTCAATGCTGGAAGCCAAACAGAAGGAGCCGAAGAAGGTTTCTTCAGTCCCATCAGGCTCACGAACAGTCACACGATCTCCAAAGGCATCTTTGTAGAAGGTGACATCCTGCTTGATTCGAATGTCGTAGCCAGCTTCAGAAAGACCGTAGGAAGTTCCTTGGAAACGGATCTTCCTGTCTTCCATGGTTTCGAAAGGCTTGGCTCGAAGCAAGCTCTGTCCGTTGATGATCATGATCATTGTCCTTTGAGGGGAGGAATGAGGTAAACCTCCCCATACAGGTTGGCTGGAATGTGGCAGTTCATGTTGGGAACAATCCAGATTGACTGCCACTCAGGTTGAGGCGGGATGGTGACACACAGGTCAGTGAAGCAGACCATTGCTTCAGCTTGGAGTTGGGACATCCTCTTGTAGACATCTTTGAGGTCTGTCCCACCACCAGCTTGGACGTTGATGTTTCCATACTTCTCTGTGTCCGTAAAGGTTTTCTCGAAGACAATCCGGGTATCGAAGAGGAGAACAGTCAGCTTCTCAGGATTCAGAAGATCCTTGATGGTCCTGACGGAATCATGGAACTGCTGAGCCTGTTGTCTGGTGATAGATCCTGATACATCCAGAGCGTAAACCAGATGGGTCAGACGATTCTTGTGACCTCTTTTGGGGAATCTTCCCGGAGTGATCAGTTGAGTCGGTGCCCCATGAGATCTGCGAGAGGGCCTCATGAAGGTTCTCTTCCCACCAGACAGAGGATCCACAAGATATTCCTTGAAGATCTGGTCATAGGTGGCTTTCTGAATGAAGATCTTGTTCTTGGTCAGATCCAACTTGATGTTGGCTTGACCGGGAGAAGCACCACAGCCTTTGGCAGCTTCATCAGCGTCTTTGGCAGCATCTTCCTTCTGCTGGTTCAGGGTCTTGCTGGGACCACCGTTTGCAGCATCTTGAGCGAGCTGATCCTTGATGAGCTGTTCGATCTGGTCTTTGGAGACCATACCGGGTTGAGGCTTGGGAGGATTCTTCTTCCGATCTTGCCAGATCTCATTGTAGATCTGTTCACTGGATTTCCCGATGTGAATCGGATCCTTCAGAGGATTGGTTCCATCGAAAGTGAATCCATCCTTCTCAAGACTCAGGTTGATCACATGGTCACAGGCTTCGTTGTGAATCACAGGATCACAGCCTTCACCACGTTCCAAGTGCTTGAGAATCAGGTGCCACACTTCATGGGCCATGACAGTCTTTCTGGTCTCTTCAGGAATGGAGTCCCAGAAATCAGGGTTGAAGAAGATGAATCCATGGCCAGCACAGGCAGTGGGGATCTCGAAAGACCAGAAGATCCTCACATTGACGATGAATCTGGAAAGACCCACGAAACGTGGATCCTTCCTGAACACTTCCTCAACCATAGGCCGAAGAAGATGAGCTTCCCATGTTCTGGGAGCTTGAGTTGTTGCCGCAGGATCAGGAGGTATCACACCTGATACGGGGAACTGGGGGATGATCTGGTTCATGGTTGAACGATTCCACTCATGGTTCCACGAGGAAAGACCATACCACCAGTAGGATCATCCGGGGGAGCAGACTGAACCATGATGTCCTTCACACCAAGACGCTTCTTGATGTTGTCGATCATACGACGGTCAGTGGGAGTGTCTCCCAGCTTTTCGACCATGATCTGAGCGAACAGGGCACATTGTTCAGGTTCCATCCGGTTCATGTATTGAAGGATGGCATCCCGAGATTGGTCTTGAGTGCCGATGAAGAAATCTGCCAGATCACTCACCAGCTTGGCTTTGCCAATGGTGTTGTTGGGAATCCGAGCAGAGTTTGGAGACTGAGCAATCTCCCACGGATAGGGCAGCGAGATGGCTTCATCGTAGTGTTCTTGGAAGCTCTTCGCAGCAGCCATACCCACAGCAGCTTCCAGCAGAGCATGGATCTGAGGGGTAATGGGAGTGGTCGAGTTCTGATCTCCCATAGGGATACCAGCAGCATCCTTCCGGGTGATCTTGTTTTTGGAAGACATCTTCTCATGGAAGTGCATGATTTTCATGGCTTTTCCCCAACCACGAGGAGTCGGGAAAGTTTCCAGTTCATCACGCTTCGAAGCCTCGACAGTTGTATTCAGATTGTCGGGATACTTCTTGATGTAGTCGATGATGCCTTCATGGCCCTTGGTATTCGGGTCAGTGGCCCACATCATCCAGTCCTTGTGGCTCACCGTCATGGTGATCGGGAGCATACGGGTGATGAGAGTATCAGGCAGCTCACGAGCAATGGCAGAGTCCGTGGAACGGTTGCCAGCAGCCACAATGAGAGCCTTGGAATGGACTTTCTTCCCACCCACACGATGACCCAGCAGAAGGCTGTAGATGGCTGCGAAGACTTCTTCCGAAGCAGAACTCATCTCATCAAGGAAGATGAGCCAGCCATTGTATCCCGGAGGAATGGGATCACCTTCCATGGGGAAGGTATCGAAAGGGTTGTAGGCAGCCTTGCCAGTTGTGGTATTCAGGCTGGGAAGACCAGTCAGGTCTTCAGGAAGCATCTGGCTCAGACGAATGTCGAGAAGCATGAGACCAAAGTCATCAGCCACTTGAGCCACGATGTCAGACTTTCCGATACCGGGAGGACCAGACAGGTATGGGATCTCACGAATCATAAGCGCATTCGTGATGAATTCCTTCGCCTCCGAAGGAGTCAAGGTTTGGGTCATGTTACTCTCCTGTGGTGGACTATAGTGTCCAGAAAAACCAAGAAGAGAAACTCATTCCAGTTTGCGAAGTCTGAAACCAGACTGGATCTTCCCATTCTTGAGGAAGACAGCAGCAGCCATTGATGGGTTGGGGTTGTCTGATGTTCCCAGATAGATCAGGTTGAGATCTTCAGGGAGTTCATCAGAGTAGTAGACGATCAGATTTCTGTCGTCATAGGTGTAGTAACGCTCTGTCATCGCTGTCTCCAAAAAATGTGGCCTACCCCCGGAGGGATAGGCCAAGACCTCATGCGAGGCAATAGTTGGACTCCATGATGGTCTGACGAGTCAGATTACCGACCTTCTTGGTCTTCACTTTCTTGCCTGCGATCTGGGAACACAGGTTGGACAGAAGGTGAGAGTCATTCAGATCAGCAAGGATGTGCTGATACTGACGACGAAGGTCATTGCCATAGTTCGGATGGCACCTGAAGCAGTCATGGACCGACACCATGTCAAAGGGCTGAGCAGGAAAAGTGTCGATCAGAGCTTTGATGGTAGCCTGATCAACCAGCCCAATGGTGTCATGGAACAGGTAGTCAAAGATCCGGGTGCTGAGGAACCCGGTCTCCTTGTAGTGGGTCCAGAGAGTCTGAACCATGGGACCAGATTTTCCATTGGTTCCATTGGCTCCGACATTGAGCAGATCCTTGACACGAGTGATGGTCTTCGGATCGTAGCTGCAACGACGGAACATTTCCCTCACGATCATGCCGTCAATCGAGTGAATCAGATTGGGGCCAAGTCCCTTGTGGAACTCAGGACGACCGTCAATCTTTCTCACCAGTTTGTAGGGCGTGTTCAGGAAGGTGAAGGGAACGATCTCAGAGGTCTTCGTTTCGATGTAGGCATGGAAGTTGTCAGGCAGCACCCATGCGTAATCAGAGGACTTGAACATTTCCCAGAGGTCTTGAAGCCCTTGGTTCAGATCCCATGCACCGGGAGCCATCAGCTCCATGGTTTCGTAGAAAAGGTCGATGTTGTCACCGAACACAGCTTCCGGGGTAGCAGTCGAACCATAGAGGGAAGTCATGATGGCTTGCTTCACAG